GTAACAACTACATTGCCGTAATCATCGCTATTGATGACTACATCCAAATCTTTATTTTCTACTGCTTCAAGTCTTGTGATTAATTCCTTTACTGTCATTTTTATTTCCTCTCTTTCTCTCTTTGTACCTTTATTATATCACTCTTTTGGATGTTTGTCAACAGTTTTTCCAAACTTTTCCAAAATATTTTTTTGCTCTTTTGTTTGCGTCTTCTTCTGTTCTCCAAGCACTCAAGAAATACTTTCTTCCTTCGGTTATTGTGTATACGATGTATAAGCCTTTTGTTGCTTTCTTATTAAGTCCGTAAATTGTCATTTTATTTACCTCTCTTCTTCTTTTTCAATGTAATAATCATCTGAATCAATGTAAATTCTATGAAAATCTCTGTTTGGAAGAGTCTTTTGCATAAACCAAGTGACCCTATTATTTTCGTCATAGTTTTCTTTTAAGTATTCAATAAGTTCTTTTACGCTCATTTCTGCGTCATAGAATGTGTTATCAATATTGTGGATTGTCATTTGTCTTTACCTCTCTTTCTATCTTTATTATAGCAGAAAAGGGGTTGAATGTCAACCCCTTTTTTTTATTCGGTGTAAATATCTAACAGAAGAATGTCATACACTTCGGGGTGCTTCTGCATATAAGCCACTCCCTTTTCGCTTGTGATGGTGTTGTAGATTTCTCCAAGTTCTTTGTCGAACCACTGTACTGTGTAATACTTCATTTTGTTTACCTCTCTTTGTCTTTTCTTGAGTTTATTATAGCACGAAAAAAAGGGTTTGTCAACCCCTTTTTTTAAAATTTTTTCAAACAATGTTCTGCGTAACCTTTTAAAGCCTCGTTTGTGGCTTTTACCTCTTTGCGAAACTTTGCGGTTTTGATTAGTTCAATAATTGTCATTCCAATGGCGAAACCCATTAAAAGTATTACTGTTACGATTAAAATGTTAAGTGCGAATGTAGTCATTTATCTTCACCTCTCTTTCTGATTATAGTATAACAGAAAAAGGTTTCTTTGTCAAGCCTTTTTTTAAAATTTTTTTCTTTCACGCTTTAACGCACTAAAGTGAATTGGGGTCAGTCAACTATTCCTTAAAAACTAATTTTGGGAATAGTTCCTTGACAGAAAAAACCCTTGCCAAAAGCCCAAAAGTCCAACTATTCCCTAAAAATTAATTTTCGGAATAGTTGACCGACAGCAGAAAAAAGAGGGCTTTGCCCTCTTTCCTATCCAATGAATGAAAATAGATTCCACGAACTTAATACCGTGGGCTCGTCCATGTCGAGATTTTGAAACATTATCGAAGCCCATGAAACGCCAAACCACAGTAAAAATGCGATTGAGGCGACTACCAATAAAACGATTAAACTTAAGATTACAATTCCTATAACTTCCTTCATTGCTTTGTTCTCCTTTCGTTTTCTGTACCTTTATTATATCATCCTTTTGGTGTTTTGTCAATACTTTTTTATAAAAAAAACGCAGTTTTTTTTCTGCGTTTTTAGAATTCTCTTATTTCATCAAATCCCTCTTCAAGAGTAGGAGCAACTAATTTGCTTGCCATTCTATCGATGGCACTTTCGGGAACTTGTCTTTCTCTCTGTGCGTTTCTTCTTTTGCACTCTTCTGCGGAGGTGGTGAAAAAAATTGCAACTTGATAGGCGTTAAAGTTAAGTGCTAACTTTCTTGCTCTGTGATTGACATTTGTAGCATCAAAGACAACATCTTTGCCCTCTTTCAAGGCTTCTGCGATTCTCTTTCTTGCGGTGTTAAATACGAGTTTAGGATTGTTTTGACATTCTGCGGAGCCGAACAACTGTTCTCTTATTTCATCACTTGACACAACCACGCAATTTGTTAAGGTCTGTGTAAAGGTTGATTTTCCGCTTGCGGGCAAGCCTACGAGTGTGTAAATAGTTGCCATTGTTTTCTCTCCTTGTCTTTTTCTGTCTTTATTATAACATTGCTGAAGAGGTTTGTCAAGCCTTTTTTATAAAAAAATTAGAGGTTTCTTAAAACCTCTAAAATGTTTCTTGCGTTGTAGGCTTCACCCGTCCAAGCGGTGAGGTGTCTCTCTTCATCATCGAAAAGAATGTCATTTCCACTATTTACATTGTTCTTTGTGTAGGTGTAGGATACGAACTGGATTTCATCAAACTTTACGCTTGCGAGGTGGGTCTGTAACCAAGTTAACTTTGCGTTGATTACCTTCTGCCCATACTCTGCGGAGCCGTTCTTTGAGAGTGCGGACACGATGCAAATTTCATAGCCGTTTCTCTGTGCCTTATTTAACAATCTTGCAAGGGTGTTCATTCTTACAAGCGGTCTTGCGATTGCGTATGGTGTAGGGTCTTCTGCTTCTAACATCGGAAGCCAGTTTTCTACTCCGTAAAGGTCTGCGATTGTTCCGTCCATGTCTAACCAAATTCTCATTGTTTTGTTCTCCTCTCTTCTTTCTATAATAATAATAGCACACTGAAGAGGGTTTGTCAATACTTTTTTAAAAAAATTTTTTTTATTTTTTCTATTGACAGCCTTGCGGTTTTATGTTATAATGAGGATGGTGGAAGAGGGGAATGTGCCTATTGGTTAGCGGTGACTAACCGAACGTATGTTCGCTACGACGCAAATAAAAAAAGGCTTTCGCCTTTTTTAGTTATTGATTGTTATTTCATCGATTGTTACGATTGTCCACCAACCATCAACGATTGCGTGAGCCATCATCCAATCGGAAGAAGCGAACATCTCAACCTCTTCGAGTGTTGCTCCAACAGTAAGCACTGTGTAAGGAGCCTTGTCCTTTGACATATTTATAACAGTTTCAAGAAGCGGTGCGATTGCAACATACTTTGTATTTTCGTTGATTGTCTTTGCCTTTGCGTCATTTGTTACTGTATACATCTTGTTACCTCTCTTTGTTTTCTCTCCCTTTTGTAATTATATATTAGCATACCTTTAGCAATTTGTCAATACTTTTTTTAAAAGTTTTTTTATACATTTTTTTGCATACTTATAACATTGTTAAATTTTTAACAAGCGACGGACTTCAACGCTTTAACTCACTAAAGTATGGCGGAAAAAGTAAAATTTTTGCTTTTTGCGATAAAAAGCAAAAATTTGCTTTATCGCGTTAACGCTTCACCGCATTAAAGTCTTTCGCACTTCACCGCGTTAAAGTGCTGAATTTCAGGAGTTCACCGCGTTACCACTTCACCGCGGTGAAGCGTTAAATTTTATGCACGGGCTGTATACAGCGAAAACTCGCGCCGCCATGGCCGGGGGCGGCGCGGGGAGCAGGCCCAGCCCCACAGCCATGCAATATATCATATATAAATATCAATTATTATTCTTTGTGTTGTTGTTAATACTTTATTATCTCTTTATCTTCTTTCTCTCTCTGTCTCTCTGTTGGTCATTAGGTCTATGCCCCACTGCACCTACCCTGTCCAGTAGCCCTGCAGACTACCCCTTGGTATACTACCTATACCATACACTGTACCTGAAACTAAAACACAATAACAAATCTTATTTCTATTTATTTTCTTTTATCTTTTATTCTATCTTCTCTTTGTCTGTTGGTTGATTGCTTGTGTTGTCTATTGTCTTGTTCTTATCTATCTCTTTGTGTGTATGTATTATTGTATGTTGTGTATCTATCTATCTGTTGTTGTGTATGTGTTGCTTGTGTTGTTGATTATCTGTGTGTCTGTTGTTGTGTGTGTATGTGTATGTGTCTATGTATGTCTCACCCCTTTGTGTTACACGTTGTGTCCTGCTTGTGTACTGTGTAGCTATACACTACAGCTTACGTGTCTAGGTATTATTACTACATTACCACATATCTCATACCCATACTGAAACCAATAGATAGAATACTGTTTACTGTTTGTGTATTATATTATATATATTTATTATCTATCTTATTGTATTACTATACTATGTGCCTACCACACCACGCCCCCTACCCCTACCCCATGGCATCCCTATACCTATGTGTATGTATATATATTATATATATTATTATATCATTATGTGTGTGTTGTGTGTTGTGTGTTGCTTGTGTGTTAATCTATTGTTCTTTGTATGTTCGTTGTTTGCTCGTTGGCTGTGGCTGGCCAGCCTGGCTGTCCCTCTGTCTGTGTGTGCATGCACTGCCCCTACTGTCGTAGTGTATTAGAGTTTTAGGATAAATGATTGTGTTACATTTGTTGTGTTGTTGTGCGATTTTTTCTGCAAAGCTTCTCCTTGCGCGAATCAGCACTTTTCACGCTCGTCAACGGTGACTGCCCCAGCGCCAAGCTCTCAGTAGTGTGTTGTGTGTTATCTGCTATTGGTATACTGTGCTATGCCATGGGTATGGTAGCAGTAGTGGATGACTATGCATTGTAGTATTGTGTTGATTGTTATTTATTTATTTAAATAGTTGATTTGTTATTGCTTTTGGTATTTAATCTTATCTTTTAAAAGAAATTAAATCATTTGATGTCCTGTGTGTCGTTAGCTTATTTGTTTGTTTAGGGCCCGACCCCCCGGGTCCTACCTTGCTGGCTCGCGCGAGCTGGCGGTATATCTACGTATATACTGGGGGGTGTTTTTTGGGAAAAAAACAAAAAAAGAACGCGTGTTCGTTATTGTCTCCCCCTCCCGTCGACCCCAAGTTTTGCCAAAACAAAAAGGCGGAGCCTGCGGCCCCGCCCAACTCCCAGCAACTGGGAAGAAGAGAGTGTAAGAAAGGTAAAGAGTTTGGTTTTTTTATATTTAAATTTTCTCTTCTTTATATTAATATTATATCAAATTTTTTATAAATTTTCAAGTTCATATCTCTGCTTAGTCATTGTATATATGGTCTCCAGGAGCTCCACCGGCACCTTCACATAATACACAATTAACTCAGAGCCATCTTTAAAGAATGACGGCACCAATAAGTTTCCTTCTGCGTCCAGATGAGCCTCGTACTCTTGGCCTCTATAGAACATTTTTCCTACTGTTGCTCCGTTATCCATTTGTTTTTTTCCTTTCACTTTATATATAAATTATAACATTTATTTTTAATTTTGTCAAGGCCCCATCCGGCAATACCTGTCGCGTTCTTCCTCGATACCTGCCTCGTGGCCGTGGTTAAACCCTGCCATATGGCCCAGGGTATACCCCAGTACGAAGAAAGCCGCAAACCCTACCGCCATCAAAAATGCTATCCCCATACTAATCCTCCAATATATAACAATAGTCTGAATCCTCTACTGGCTCTACTTTCATGCCGAACAACGTCGCTATCGAATTATCTAACGTTGCCGGCTGCACGAACCCATTTATCTCCGCCTCAAGTTTATCCAATAATTCCCTATTAATTCTTAACGTCTTATATTCCACTCCATTCTGCAATCCAATCTGGTGCAATTTATTTATATCGTCTATTATGCCCATTATCCCACTATCTCAATCTGCTCCAAAATAGAGTCAAATAAACTTTTTAAAAAATCTTTCTTATCGCCTTTGTCCATATACTCAGAATCGCCTTTGATGCGGCCCTCTGTATCTGTCCAAATATTGTATTCGCCAAACCCATTAGAACCATACCATTTTATATAAATTTCTACGTCATTTGCTTTTACCATATTATTTTCCTTATCTACTTTTGTTCAGTCATAATATAGACATGCCTGGTCCATATCTGTTTTTAACTTATATAAAGTTTCATCATCTAAGTTTTCAATCAGTTGTTTAAATATAGGAGCTAATGCAGAACATAAATCTTCCTTTTCTTGTTTTAATTCATAATAACTTTTGTCATGCTCTCGAAGTCTTGCTAATTCCCATTCTGAAATTTCTATCATATTATTCTCCCTTTATGTTCCAAGCGCAATCTTCACAATTATGGTTGCATACATTTTGCGCCTGTCTACACATATCTTTTTTGCCCACTTCAATTCCTGTGATAACACCAAGTCTTTTAAGAATGCGTATCCATAAATTTTCGTGTTCTTCCATATTATTCTCCTATTTATTATACCAAATTACATATGGAAACTGTTCTATAACTTCCTCGACGCTATTGTACTTAAACCATATAGGAGAAAATACGCTAATAGCAGTTTCTTTTTCCCCATCATGGAAATAGCCAATGCCGTCGTATTCGGTGATGCTGCCACGGTCTACCTCTTCCATAAATTCTTCTAAAGTAAATACTTCGCCTATAAATACATCGCCTAATTTTGTTTCTTCACGTACTTGCTCTATTGTTTTCATTTTATTTTTTCCCCATCTTTGTTCCACAACAAGGACAAAACTTCCATAATTCTTTATCTCTTATTCTTAATGTTTTACGACAAACCGGACATTTAACTCGCCATCTTTTCGGCAGTCCCCCCGTAGGTTCTTTAAGGATTATCCATTCACTTTCTTTCCGTTCTTCTACAGTGGGGATAGAATCAATGGTATTCATTAGTATTCGTTCATCAATCAAAGAAAAGGGTTTATGTTTAATCGTGTCCTTTACGTCTTGTCTTGATATTAGTTCCATATTATTCTCCTATCTATCCTAATATAAATTTCAAGATTGCCATTACCCCTATAATATAAAAGAAATATTTATAAAACTTGTCTCCCATATTATTCTCCTTTCATCTTTGCTCCGCAATGACAGTAAGGAAATTTCATCTCCAACAAGCAGGGGAGTTCAGAACTACTATATTCAATAACTCTATGGCATTCACTACACTTATATAGATGAGGTCCTACACCCACGTCTTGAGTTATTCTTACCCATCTCCCCTCTTTGCGTTCTTCGATGGTGGGAATGTCTTTTATTAGGTCAATTGCTTCTTCAAGAGTGCTATCTCTTGTTTTCCCTTGTCCTATCATAACTGGTGGAGATGAATCTATAGCCTCTTGCAACATTTCAATTGCTTCATCTCTTGAAATAAGTTCCATGTTATTCTCCCTTTAATCCTTCCCTAGGATTATGCTTTGCTAATTCTGAACGACAATATCCGCACACTGATATATATTCCGTATCAAATGCGCTTTTCATAAATGAAAATATTTTTGTGCTATATCTATGTTCTTTAAAACTTATATCTCTCCAGTCCTTGCCGTCTTGGTCCTTATATCCTTTATGGGTTAAGGGTTTGCGGCAAATATCACAACAAATTACTTGCATATTACTCCTCCAATGTAAGGTTATTCTCTATTAAATATTTTAACATGTCGATGATTCTCCTAAGGTCAAAATTATTTACTGCGAAGTTATCTTCATAATATTTAGCACGGAGGTGTCCCATCATGTTGCCTTGCATTTCTTTACTAATATTACCTAATATTTCTTTAGCGTTCTTTAATGTTCCAACCTCGTTTTCATCAAGTTCAAGACGTATTATTTTTGGTCTTTCAACTTTCATATTAATCCTCCGCTTCTAAAATTGTTGGCGCATCATATATAGCACCTACACCGACCCAATAGCTATATTTCTTATTAAATACATCATTTTCAATGCATTCGTATATGCTTTTATCTTTCACAAAGGTATTTATATCTTTAATATCTCCATGCCCTTGCGGAATTTCAATAATATTAGCGTGCTTAATATGTTCTCGTTTTACAAATACGTCTTCGCCATCTATTTCGCTGGTCTCCCAAGTATCAACAACTGCGTCTGTCGCTTGTATTCCTATAACGACCATTTCGCCTTCCTTGGGTTTATTAATTCCTTTTATTACTAAACTCATTTTACTCCTCTGCTTCTAATATGGTAGGGGCATCCGCTATCCATTCCCATATTGATTTGGTTATAAATGACCCATTTTGAATGGCTTCGTTTATCGTGTCTGCAAATACTTTTGCATCTATCAATCTTCCGTGTTTCTTAGGAATCTGAATGGCTGAATCTCTTACAACTTCATAGTGAGTTCTTTTCCCATCAAATGCACTCACATATATATCGCCATTGCTTAATATGTTGGCATTGATAGCCAATCCCTCGTTAGGTAAATCAATTCCTGTGACTATAAATGACATTATTCTTCTCTTTCCGCTTCTAGTATCGTAGGAGCATTATTTATTAAAGTAAATCCGCATAATAAACTCAACGCCTCTGCGGACATATTAATAGTTGTTGATTGTAATAACTCTTCCATCCATTGATAATATTGTTTTCTTGTTTCGTCTGCGTCTATCAGCTTTCCATGTTCCTTGGGCAGTTCTTTAAAAGGATAGGTGCATTCACAAATATGCCCATCAATAAAATGCAAATCAAGATTTATAATATTTTGTTTTAATGTAATATCACTATTAGGTATATCTATTACTATTTGCATTTTATTTCTCGCTTTCTAATATCGTTGGAACATTCTCAATATCCCACGTATCCACTGCCCTTATAGTGTACCAACTAACCTCTCCCTCGCAATCATATTCGCTAACGCGCAATTTACTAACATCTTTAATATCTCCATGGCCTTTAGGAATCTGGATAGCTTTGCCATTAATATGCAGTAATTCACAAGCGTCTAATGGATGTACTACTTCTACCTTTCCATTAAAAATATGAAGGTCTAAACTCTTATTATTCTCTGGCAAATCAATGCCTTTAATTATAAACGACATCACCATTCTCCTTCTGCTTTTAATATCGTGGGTGCATTTTCTATCGCTCTGGTAAATGCACTTCTTCCATATGTATAGACGGGACTCCATTCATGAACAAGTTTGTTAAGTTTGCCGCCATCTATTAACCTTCCGTGTGGGGCGGATATCTGCGTGGCTTTTGTTTCTGTTAATAATATTCCGTGCCCATCTTTTATATCTCCATTCGGCTGAATACGAATTATTACTTCTGCCGTCTCGCCTTCTGGCAAGTCTATGCCTTCAAGTATTAAGCTCATTATCTTCCCTCCATTTTTATCGGCGGCAATCCTTTACCCGACTTAATATCGTCTAATATTTTACGATTTTTTTCTGTTTCCATATCAGCCTTTAGTGATTCAATAGACACCTCTATTGTTTGTCTTACGTCATTACTTGCTCTTTCATATAAGTCCTTTGCAGTACGCTTACATCGTCTGCACGGTTCTTCCCAGGTCTGTACAAAAATATATTTACATCCATTACACCCGTCTGTTTCTATTTTCTCTTCTTCGTGGTTTGTCTGGTATTTCTTATATATCATCGTTGCTCCTTATCTTTGTTACTTTCTCATCTATTTTTACTGCGTGAGAATAAGGACTAGCATTTGTAAATACTAATAGCCTTGATGCGCACAACTTTGTCTGCATAATCACGTCGAACTCTCTTGAGTATCCGTTTTCTACGCTTATAATTATTCTGTCCTCCCAATCGTTTGGGAATCTCTGCTGCATACGGACTATATTTCTTCCAAGTTCATAAAGGCATATGGGCTGAACCGAGTCACTACTGCAAAAGTACATACTAAATATGTCTGCCTTTTCCAATCGGTCAAACTCCCACTGTATCTGATTCTTTGATGCTTGTTCATTTGTAACATCAAATTTATCGTTCCGTGGGTTAATAACAGAAATCTTTTCTATATTAGAGAGATATTTCTCAACTTCTTTCTGCCAATTCTCACAATTAGTAATACCTCCTGCTAAAAATACAGAAATGTATTTAGGTTCTTCTTGGCTCGGTGCTTTAATTAGTTGCGCCATTTTTTGTCCTTTCTCTAATGTATTTCTCCATTTCTATCGCACAGTCTTGACAGATATCTACCGTCTTATAAGTACCAAATATTCTTCGTTTGTATTCGATTTTTCTTGGGTCAAAATACATTGAATCGACTTCTTTTCCACAAATATCACATACTCTTTTATATGCCATCTTTTCTCCTTTCTATACAACCATGCACTTCTCTTGCATCAACCTCGCACTTCCATTTATCGCAATAATCATAGTACCAATGGTAATGAATGCAATTATCACAATTCATCTTTTTTTCTTTTTCCATAAAAACAAAATCCGTGTTCTTTTGCAAAATAGTCATTGTCACAATATTCTTCATGACCCCTATAATATTTACATTCCCAACATTCTACAATGTCAATTAATGGGCAATCGGGAAGGACTTCATTAAAAGGGTTTATATCTAATTTATCTATATTGAATGCACGTTTCAAAATGCGACAACCGTTGTCACCTGGAATATATCCATAGTTAAACGTATGTGCCGGGCATTCTTGACAACTCTGCGGCTTGTCTATATTAGGAATTGCTATCATTGGACACCTCCACATTCCATTCCTTTATCGCCTCATCTTTGCTATCATGCCAGTTGATAGTTTTCCAAGCAAATCCACATCTGCACTGCATTCGGTATCCATCGTATTCATATCCACTTCCATAATCTCCAACAGAAGCATATACCCAAGCATCGCCGCAATAAGGACATGGTTTTATTTCTACTCCCATATTATTCTTCCTCCATTAATACTCCGCAATTAGGACAGAAGCTCCTGTGCGTCATGTACTTTGATATATACCAAGTATTACATTCTGAACATCCAATATTATCTTTATCGACTATCCAATAGCCTCGTTTAGGTTCTTGTACTGGTAAACATCTAATATTATCTACTGCATCCATTTTATAAATTAATAAATATCCATCTTCGTCCGGCTGCGCTCTCATATTATCTATGGCGCTAATTGCCTCAGCTTTTGATATTAAATCCATCTTTTCCTCTTCTTAATCTAAAGTGTAGTATGAACAACTGTTGCCCGCCGCGCAGGGAGGCATTACATCTTCATCTACTTCAATAACTGGTATCTTATCTATAATATGAAAAATATTAGTATCTTCATATGTGGGCGGCCAGGTGGGAATATCTCTCATCATTAATACCGAGCCTTTTAATTCTTTAATTAATTCTTCTTTTGATATTAATTCCATAATTTTATTTTTATCCCAATATATTTTTTATATATAAATTATATCAAATTTTTATAATTTTGTCAATATTTTTTTGCTTTACATAATATTTTTTGCTATAATGCTACTATGGAGGTAGTTGAATGATAACAGTAAAATTGGATTACACATTAGAAAGTTCTCTTGAGCGAAAAGAGTACGTAGAAAAAATCGTTGAAGAGAATCCTGACCTTACTAATGATGACCTTGAAGTGTTAGCTGACTATCTAATTTTCTGCATGGAAAAGGAAGAACGCAAACAGAAAAAAATCCTGACAGAAAACCGCATGGTAACCATCAACAAACGCGAAACATCTTATCAAGCATTAGCTGATAAATTTGAGAATGGTGAAGATGGTATTTATGCAATTAAAAACGATAATAAGCACATCCTTTTCCAACCAAAACAAAAAATTACACAGCATGATATTGATACCCTCCCGGGAATGCGGGAGGTGCAAGAAGCCATTGAAGCATGGAAAAAGATTTCTGCAACCGCGACCGGTCGTAATAAGTATCTCGCCAAGAAAGCATTAATTGATTTTCGTAAACAACAATATCAAATTAAAAGCGAGTATTTAATTCATGCCCATTCAATTCACTACTCCCTTCCCAGCACAGTAAAGCTGGAAAGTGAAGAATGGGTTGAAGCCGATGGGACCGTGCGCTGGAGCGGGATTAGTTTATGTGACCCTAGATGTTGCTCTGGTATCTTATGCAATTATTCTAATTTAAAGCAAAATGCGTGAGAACACCCCACAAGTGATTTATGGTGTATCATGCAAGATTTTGATACAATTTCTTGGGCCGCTCTTCAATCGCATCCTTTACTTTTACGTATTACTGAATTAAAAATTGATGGACTCTCTAATCAAGCCATTCAAGAAGTTTTAGACGAAGAATTTGGAACAACCCACTCCTTAGAATATATTTCTTCATTATGGCGCAAGAAAATTCCTAATTTAATTTCAGACTTATCGCAAGAATATTTCCTTAATTGGTATTATACTTTTAAAGAAAAAGGCAAATATAAACGCTGTAGCCGTTGCGGTAAAGTGAAATTGGCGCACTCACGTTACTTCAGTAAAAACAATACAAGTAAAGACGGATTTTATTCTATTTGTAAAAATTGCAGAAATGGACAAAAAACATCAATAAACATATAAAAAAAGCCAAAATATATAGAAAAAGAGGTGAAAAACCTCTTTTTTTATAAAAAAAAGAAAGGAGCGAAAATATGGGTTTAGATGAAAAATTGTACTATTGCGACAAATGTCATCGAACAATGAGTGCCGATAATTTCTATCGCTCTAATAATCTTGAAAAATACCCAGAAGATGGAATTATGAATGTATGTAAGAACTGTCTTACGATGCATATCGATAACTGGGACCCTGAAACTTATAAACCAGTTTTAGAGGAACTTGATATTCCATATATACCAGAACAATGAAATAAATTATTAAGTCGATACGGACGCAATCGCAGAGACGTTTCCGGTAAAACTATCTTGGGTCGGTATATTTCCACTATGAGAATTAAACAATATAAAGATTTTCGTTGGAAAGATACAGAATTTTTACAAGAATTAGCGGATGCGAAAATTAAAGACACGATGCGTCGCCAAGGATACGACGCTGCTGACATAGCTCTTGCCATTGAGCAAGGCAGAACTCAAATGCCGCCTCGTCCTGATGAAGAGCCAGAAGAAGATGAAGAAGAAACAGGAAATGCCGTTGAACGTTGGTCTCAACTTCCTGAGGCTTCGGCTGATGATTTAGGATTAACTGATGAAGACGTTACCTATTTACGTTTAAAATGGGGCGCTCTTTACAAACCTGAAGAATGGGTTAAGATGGAACAGCTTTATAATGACATGATGGAGTCATATGATATTCAAGCTGCTGGACATATTGATACTTTAAAGAAGATTTGTAAAGCCTCTTTAAAGATGGACCAGCTTTTGGACATCGGTGATGTTGATGGATTCCAAAAGGTTAGTAAAGTATATGATGCATTAATGCGTTCGGGTAAGTTTACCGCTGCGCAAAATAAAGCAGAAAATGGTGATTACGCAAATGCCGTTTCTGAATTAGTTATGATTTGCGAACAAGATGGCTTTATTCCTCGTTATTATACCGATGGACCGCAGGATAAGGCTGATAGAGTATTAGAAGATTTACAAAATTATACTCGTCGTTTAATTTCTGAAGACCCGCACCTTGGCGCTTTAATTGAAAAAGCTGTTCAAGATATTAATGCTGATAAACAGAAGGCTGCTGAAGAAGAAGACGTATCTGAAGATGAGGTTTGGGGCAGTGATGAAGAGTTTGAGGAAAAAATCTTTGCTGAGGACTCCACTGAATTTATTACTGAAGAAGATTATAATGAATTTAATGAGTTTGAGGATGAGCAAGAAGCTGCTGACGATGAATATTTAAAGAAGCTATTAGACACCGGGGAGGTGTTTTAAATGGCTCTGCAAGATTTATTAGATTTATCGACGAAACGAAAGAAAATAGGTATTTCCCCAGAACGTATTGAAGCGGTTAAACCCGCCATTCGTCAATATATTGCGTTTTGGCGGGAATACCCTGATTTATTTGTAGACTTTATGCTTGAGCAAGGCAACCCGCAGAACTTCCATTTTTATTTTTATCAGCGAATTTTCTTGCGAGTGGCCATGCGTTATAAGTATGTCTACGGGGTTTTCCCTCGAGCCTATTCAAAATCATTCTTATCTATTATGATTTTAATGTGCCGTTGTATTTTATACCCTCGTAGTAAGCTGTTTATCACTTCTGGAGGTAAAGAACAGGCTGCTGGTATCGCAAAAGATAAGGTTAATGAAATTTGTTCATTAATTCCAGCCTTTGAAAATGAGTTAGACAGACGTCCAGGACGTACACGTGAGTCTAAAGATACTGTTATCTATATGTTTAAGGGTGGTTCAATGCTTACAAATGTTGCCGCAAGCGAGCGTTCTCGTGGTAAGCGTTTCCATGGAGGCTTAATTGAAGAGTGCGTTGGTGTAGATGGTGATATTTTATCTACAGTTATTTTACCAACCATGAACGTATCACGTTTAGCGATGGATGGAACTCGTCATGACGATGAAACATTGAATAAATCGCAAATTTTTGTAACTACAGCTGGCTGAAAAGGCACTTTTAGCTATGATAAACTTATTCAATTCCTGGTTTGGATGGTTACAGAGCCAGATAAAGCTTTTGTAATGGGCGGAACTTGAAGAATTCCTGTTTTAACGGGTTTACAAAGTAAAAATTTCATTCAAGACCTTAAAAATGACGGCTCTTTCAATGACGCCGCCTTTTCTAGAGAGTATGAATCTGAATGGTCGGGCTCTAGTGAAGATGCTTTCTTCCGCGCAGAAGCTTTTGACCGAAATCGCGAGCTCCAAAAGCCAGAATATGAGTATTCTAAACGCAGTGGGTCTCAAAGTTATTATATTATTGGCGTCGACGTTGGTCGTAAAGACTGCGATTCAGTTGCTATAGTATTTAAAGTAAATCCACAAACGATGGGAGACTCAATTGCGTCGGTTGTAAATATTTATACACTATCTGATGAGCATTTTAAATATCAAGCGATTAAATTAAAGCAGTTATATTATAAATATAAGGCAAGAAGATTGGTTATAGATGGTAATGGACTTGGTATTGGTCTTATTGATGAAATGGTTATGTCGCAAGAAGACCCTATTACCGGGGATATATATCCTGATTTTGGTATTTATAATGATAATGATGGTTCTTATCATAAATATAAGACAAAAAAGACTGAACAAGAGGCTGTATATATTATTAAAGCGAATGCACCAATCAACAGCGACGCTCATAGTAATGTACAAGCAAGATTAAACGCTGGAAAAATTAAATTTTTAATTGATGAGAAAGACGCAAAGAATAAATTATTAGGAACAAAGGTGGGCCAGAATATGACGCCCGAAGAAAGAGCTGAATATTTACGTCCATTCACTCTTACATCAATTTTAAAAGAAGAAATGTTGAATTTGCGTGAAGAAAATGAAGGATTAAATATTAATTTAAAACAGGCAAATAAAAAAATACGAAAAGATAAATTCTCTGCGTTGGAATATGGTTTATATTATATTAAACATGAAGAAGAGAATAGAAAACATAAGCGGTTTAATGCAAAGGATTGGATGTTTATGAATTAGGGGGATAAAATGAGAGCTAGTAGAGGAGAAATTTTAATTGAAGAGATTTTGCGCGATGCCAATTTAGTCTTTAAAGAAGAGTATGTGTTTGAAGGGTTAAACTCCAGTAATGGTAAACCGTTAAGATTTGACTTTGCCGTATTTGATGACGACGGCCGCATTGATTTTTTAATAGAATATCAAGGTCGTCAGCATTATGAGGCAAGTACAAAATTTGGCGGTAAGAAAGCCCTGTATCAACAACAATTTAATGATAATAAGAAAAGAAGATTTTGTGCATTGCACGGTATTACATTAGTTGAAATTCCATACTGGGACGATAATTTAATTTCCTATGATTATATTATCCAAAAGGCTTATGGAAATAATTAAATGAGGAGGTTAATTGATGGACGAAGAAAAAACAAAGCAAGAAACCATCCATGAAAAAGGTTTTAATTTAGTTGATGGCCCCCTCCCAACCGAGTATAATAAAGTTAAAATCGGCGTAAAAACAGTACAAGATGCGACAATACAATTAGGTAATTATTATCGATATATTAATGGCCCAGAGCGCATGTATGCCGATAAACATTTTATATTAAGAGCATTAGCAAGAAAAGATTTACCTACTTTAAGAAAAATTTCAAGATATTTTTATAGAGTTAACGGAATTTATCAAAAGGTATGTGATTATTATGCTAATATGTATAGGTGGGATTGGTACATTGTGCCAGAGGTATATGACCAAAAGGTAAAAGAGGAAAAACTTATTGAACAATTTAATCGTGTGTTAAATTATTTAGACAGTTCATATTTAAAGAATTTATGTAATAAGATTTCTCGTGATGTAATATTAGACGGATGTTATTATGGTTATGTATTTGAAGGCAATCATGGATTTTTAGTGCAAAAATTACCTATTGATTATTGTCGAGTAAGATATTATGTAGGTAATTTACCGGCTGTTGAATTTAATATGCAATGATTTGATGCTGAATTTGCCGACCCTGCTTATCGTATGAGAGTTTTAAAAATGTTCCCACCTGAATTTGCAAAGGGGTATATGTTATATAAAGAAGGTAAATTACCAAGAGACGAGTGGGGCGTTCAATATGGTAGTTGGTATTTATTAGAACCAGGTTCTGTAATTAAATTCTCTCTGCATGACATGGGAGGAGACGACGATTTACCATTGTTCGTAAACGCCATCCCCAATATTTTAGATTTAGATGATGCTCAAGACATCGACCGTCGTAAACAATTACAACAGTTAATGAAAATTTTAGTTCAAAAATTACCAAGAGATAAAAACGGAGATTTAATTTTTGACGTTGATGAAGCCGCAGATATTCATAATAATGCGGTTATGATGTTAAGTCGTGCTATTGGCGTAGATGTATTAACTACTTTCGCAGATGTAGAATCTATCGATATTAGTGATACAAATGCTAGTGAAGCAAATGACCAATTAGAAAGAGTTGAAAGAACTGTATATAATGCATTAGGTGTTTCAAAGAACTTATTCAATACAGATGGAAATCTTGCGTTAGAAAAATCTGTATTATCTGATGAAGGTTCAATGCGCCATTTATTATTACAGTTTAGAATTTTCTTTGATAAACTTACTCAAGAGTATCTTGAACCAAAGTATGCTAAAAAATTTAACTTTAGATTATATATGTTAGAAACAACACAATATAATTATAAAGAATTATCAAAGATGTACAAAGAGCAAGTACAAATTGGATATTCCAAAATGTTACCACAAATCGCTCTTGGACATTCACAAAGTGATATTATCAACACTGCATTCTTTGAAAACAATATGCTTCATCTGAGTGAGATTATGATTCCACCTCTTATGTCATCTACTATGTCCAGCACAGATGTTTTGGGCAACAAGTCTCAATCTTCTAGTGGTAAAACTGAAGGTAATGTAGAGGGGAACTCTGCTGGTCGCCCTGAGAAGGAGCAATCAGAAAAGAGCGATAAAACTCTGGCTAATGAAGAGTCAAAGAATTAGGAGGGCGATTTATGCATACAAGTATTAAATTAAACACTCCTTGTGAATTAATAAATTTACAACCTATTAACCCTTTAATTAGTAAATGTCAAATTAAAGTTTGTTATGTTGGCGAAGAGCCTAATAGAAACGGTAGCGTTATTACTAAAGAAGTAGCGAAAGAGATGGCGAACAGTTTACCCGGTTCGCCTATCGTTGGCTTCTTTAATAAAGAGACGGATGATTTTGAAGAACATAATAGAATTATTGATATCTCTAATGGTAAGTTTGATGTAATTGATACAACAAAGCCATATGGGTTTGTAGATTTAGGTGCAAAGGCTTGGTTTCAGAAATTCCTGGACGACGGCGTTGAGCATGAATATTTAATGACTGAGGGGTATCTCTGGACTGGACAATATCCAGAGGCACAGAGAATCCTCGAAAGAGGAAACAATCAATCAATGGAATTAGATGCAAATTCTTTAAAAGGAACTTGGACAGAAGATGATAATAATTTTTACGAATTTTTTATTATTAATGAAGCTATTATCTCAAAATTGTGCATTTTAGGCGAAGATGTAGAGCCTTGCTTTGAAGGTGCTCAAATTACTAAGGTTCAATTTTCATTTGATGAAGATTTTAAAAATAAATTATTTGCACTAATTGAACAGGTAAATAGAATTAATAGTGAAGGAGGAAAATCTGTGGAAGATAATAAAGATTTAGAAGTTACTTCTGTTGAAGAAGAACTTGAGCCTACAGAAGAGCCACAAGAAGAGCCTATCGAAGAAGAAGAGGAAATTCTTGAAGATGAACCTGTTGAGGAAGAACCTGAAGAGGAAGAAAAAGAAGAAGAAGAATCTGAAGAGGAACCCGCAGAAGAAGATGCTCCGGAAGAGGACAAACCAATTGAATATAATCTTGAAGAAATTCAAGAGTATATAGAGCTGAATGACAAGTATAGTGCATTAGAGGCTGATTATAATGCACTGCAAGAAAAGTTCAACTCATTACAGACATCCTTTGATGAATTATATGCCTTCAAGCAGGGCGTAGAAAAACAGGAAAAGCAGGCCATGATTGACCGCTTTTATATGCTTTCAGATGAGGATAAGAAAGATGTTATCGAGAATATTGATACATATTCACTCGATGATATCGAAGCTAAGCTTTCAATAATTTGTGTTCGTAACAAAATAAGCTTTGACCTGGATAAAGATGAGAATGCGGATACTGACCCGATTATGTATAATTTGGGCGGGGAAGATACATCATCTAATGCTCTAGTACCTGATTGGGTTAAAGCGGTAGACGCTGTTGCGAAAAGTAAGAAAAATTAAGGAGGATATATAACAAATGGCTAAGGAAAATTTAAGCGGCTTAAAGTTTGTTAAGTACGGCTATGGCCAGGTTGAGCCTAACCACCTTTCTGCTCAGAGAACAGGTCAAATTTATGCTCAGCTGCCTGCTGACCCTGACATCGAAATGCTGCAAAACGGTCAGTTTGTAAAGTATGACTATGCTAAAGGTTTAGTTGACTTTGAACAAGAAAATACTGGCGAATGGATGTTAGTATTCAATGAAATTAAATTATATCGTGATTTCTTAGGCGATGCTGATTTCGCTATGAGAAAAGCAGATTATATGGCTAGAGTTTATAGCCCAGCTGGTGGAACTCAGAAGGATGATATCCAACTTCGTAATTACAAAGATATCGTTACTCCTGCAGACCCATATGAAGTAGATTCTACAGAGGACCCATTCTGGCATAGAATGCCATCTGAAAAGCAGCTTATGCCTGAAAATACACGTATGGTTCCTAGAGTATTTAAGACAAATGTTGGCGATATCTTCACAACTAATACAATTGATGTAGAAGAGCCTACAGTTGGTATGATTCTTTCACCTAGAGCTGCTGATGGTATCCTTGAAGAGGCTGATGGTGATATGAAGTGGCAAGTAGTTAAAGTTTACACAATGCCTGACGGACAGCCGGGTGTTAAGTTAATGCGTATTGCATAATAGGAAAGGAGAAGAACGCGATGTTAGACAAGAAAAATTTAGTGGCATTAGCAAAAAAAGTCGCTAGCGCTAATCGTAGTGCTTCTGTTGCCTATAGCTATAACGGCACTGACTACAGCTACGACGAATTAAATGAAACTCTTCGTCAAGAGTTTAATGAAATTGCTGGAACTCCTCAGCTTTACAGAGAGAATAAGAACCTTGTTTTCTCCATCATCGAGGAAACATTAGACGAAGTTCTTCCTCAGGTTGTAGAAGTTGCTTACAACCAGTTTGCTGAAGTTAAGCAATTTGCTCAGGGAGACAAGCCAATCTTCCGTAGAAAATTAAACACAAGAAATAGAGCTAAGCAGTTCATTACCAGAGTAGGACTTGCTGGTGTATACGAAGTATTCAAGCTTGGTAAGGCTACTGAAAGCTTCGAAGTACCTACAAGTGCTATCGGCGGAGCTGCTGAAATCGGATTTGAGGAATTCCTCGATGGTAGAGTAGATTTCGCTGAACTTACTGCTATCGTTATGGAAGGTATGGATGAGCTTATCTACAAAGAAGTTGGTGAAGCTCTTAATAGTTCCTTAAATCAGTTACCCGCTGTTAATAAGGTTAACGCTAATGATTTTGATGAGGCTAAGTTTGACCAGTTACTTGCTATTGCAAGTGCTTATGGTGAGCCCACAATTTATTGCACATATGAATTCGCTGTAAAGATGATTCCTCAGGATGCTTGGAGATACACCGAAGCTATGAAGGATGAGCTTTACAGAACTGGAAGACTTGCTGGATATAAGGGACATAACGTTGTTATCCTTAAGCAGGGATTCGCTGATGAAACAATGACCACAAAGGCTATCAACTCTGCTAACTGCTGGATTATCCCGGCTGGTGGAGATACAAAGCCCGTTAAGATTGCTTTCGAAGGTGGCACACTTGTTTCTGAGAGAGACAACAGAGACTGGTCAAGAGAAATTCAGGTTTACAAGAAAGTTGGAGTTGTTTGCATGTTAACTAACAACATTTGCGTATACCACGATACTTCTCTTGAGGATATGACTGTTTGGAATTACAAGGATACTGCTCAGAACACAGTTGTTATCGTTGACAACGGTTCTGGAGACAACAGCGGTTCTGGCGATTCCGGCAATGGTGGCTCGGGAAATTAACGAGCGTCACAGCGAATAAACTCGCTACCGCGCCTGCAGACGTGAATCAGGCTGATTCACAATTCAACCAGGACGCTGTGACAGTGGTTCAGGATGGTACAACCATCAAGATTTCTGGTAGCCTGGACAGCTTAAAGAGCTTTGCTTCTACTAACCCTTCTCAAGGTAGTGGAAAGTGGATTGGTTTAGATTTAAATACAGGACTTGAGACAATCGTTGGTGCTAAATGGGGTGCTAACTACACATTAACTCAAGATGACGTAGATGAAGCTGCTTCTGTAGGACTTGGTGCTGGACATATTATTTTCTGGACTAAGGCAGAAGATTTACCAAAGACAATTTCTATTAATGATGAAGAGTTTACAGTAGAATTTGTAAATGCTTAATATGAAATAGGATAAAGGGGAGCTTGGGGGGAAATCCCTGCTCCCCTTTTTTAGTTATTTAGAGAAAAAGGAGATTAAAAAAATGATAGATAGAAATACATTAGTAAGAGTAAAGAATAGAAGCGCTAGCAGTCTCGTTTATAAAGTACCTGACCTTGGCGTAAGACGTGAGTTTAATCCAGGAGAGGTAAAGAGAATCAGCATGGACGAGTTAGAAAAACTGTCTTATATGCGCGGTGGTGAATCTTTAATCGTAAACTTTTTACAGATTTTAGATAACCCTACAGCCGTTGAAGAAGTTAATGGTGGCGCTCCTGAGTTAGAGTATAATTGGGGAGAAAAAGAAGTAATTAATTTAATCAAGAACGGTTCACAAGATGAATTTTTAGATGCACTGGATTTTGCTCCTGCTGGAGTTGTTGATTTAATTAAGACATTTTGTGTTTCTCTTCCAGTTACAGATTTAAATAAAATCCACGCTCTCAAGGAGAAAACTGGTTTAGATGTCGAGGCAGCTATAAAACTAGAGCAGGCTGACAAGGCAGAAGAAGCAGAAGCGCCTAAGCCTCCTGTTAAGAAGCGTAGAGCAAAAACAACTACTACAACCGCACCAAAGGAGTAGAAAGGGGCGATACAGATGGGAACAACATTCACAGCTGTATACAATCGTTTTTTGGGGAAAATAACAGATGATATGTACATGGAGTTAACTCCAGAAGAGACTATTAAAGATTTAAGACAATTATTGATAGACGCAATACCCGGTTTTGAATTTCCTAGAAAAAATATAGGCGATTATGTCCTTGAAACGCTTGTAGTAGATGAAGACAAAATCGAGGATGGGGATTTTGTAATTGGTATTATTTGGGATGAGCTTTCAGACGGAGAATATCCACAAGCTCAAGCTCTTATTGAGCGGTCTCATTTTACCGTTGACTTAACTAGTGAGGAGATTAATATTTTAGCCTTGCTTATGATGTGCGCTTGGCTTCAGCGCCAAGTTACTTCAATCGAGAATGTTCGTATGAAGTATAGTGGTTCGGACTTTAAGTTCACCTCTCAAGCTAACCATCTGGCTAAATTATTAACCTTGTTATCCGAATGTCATCGACAAGAATTTCATATGCAAAGATTATATAAGCGTAGAAAAGTTGATGACGAAGGAAAATTTGTGTCAAATTGGAGCGTATTAAATACGTATGGAGACTAAATACGGATTTGAAATTTCTCCCGCATTTATAAAAGTCACAATAGACCGCTTAACAAATCAGTTATGAAAATTAATCCCAATGCGTGAAAATAATGAAAACTGGCATATGCAATTAGAAACGCTTATTATTGAGTTAACCGGCATGAATGAAGTTTTAAATATTAATGCAGATTATTTAGTTCTGTTATCAAAATTAGAGGGGCTGCGTTTAACCGATATAGAGTTTATATATTATCGTAAAACAGTTTTCGAATGTATATCTTTATTAAGGGGGATTTATCATGGATAACCAAGATAAATATATTAGTGCACTGGGTCTTATGGCAAGACGATTAAGATTCAGAGGCGGTTCCCCGCAGCAAGATAGGATGATTAAGGACAAGCGGTGGTCTTTAGACCATGCCGTATTATATTCTTATCAAGCCGCAAAAATTAAACGATTGAATCAAACGGATGAGAAAGCATTTATTCGAGCATTAATTAATCCGAATAAATTAAAGCAAGACTACGATGATAAAATCGTATCAGTTGGGTTTGAACACGGATTTAAACCTGGCGATATTTTTGAATGATGTAATACTGGAACCAAATGGCTTATTTACTTACAAGATTTAACCGAATTAGCTTATTTCAGAGGCGACATCCGCAAATGTAGTTATCAAGTCTCTTGGATAAATAGCGATAATGAGGTAGAAACTACTTATCTTGCTGTTAGAGGACCAGTAGAAACTAAAATAAATTATATACAAAAATCGGGCGATAGTATTGACAGGCCAAATTATTCTTTAAATATTTTAATGCCAAAGACTAAATCTACTTTAGAGTATTTTAGACGTTATGCAAAGTTTTATTTGAAAGGAATTGAAGATGGCGATGTTAATACTTGCTGGAGAGTAGAAGCCACAGATACAATTAGTATGCCAGGAATACTGCAACTTAGTGCGGTTGAATATTATGCTAATGAAATTGAAGACGACATGGAAAATGGCGTTGTAGATGGCTTAATAGTCAAACCAATTGACCAACCTACATCTACCGATTTAATTTTAGGACAAGGATTTATTAAGCCTAAAATCAAAGCAACGTATACTTACGAAGGACTTGATGTCCCTCACTGGTCAATTGATGAGAAGTATCCTGTTGCATATAAAGTAAATGGTCGCAGCATAGAATTAGTATGACTTAAATCATATAGCGGGCAGTTTGAATTAAATTGCAACGATTCTACCAAGACGATTGTGGTTGAATCTCTCTATTAAGGAGTAAAAGGAGAGAAAAATGGCATTTATAAAAACTTTTAAAGAACCGCAGTCAAGTTTTTTATCGGTAGATAAAGATTTAACGATAATGACTGATATGATGCTGCAAAACAAAAGATTACAAAAATTATTATATTATACTACTCCAAATGCTATGAAATGTGCGAACTTAACACGTGAGCAAGCTCAAGAGCTTTTGGGTAAAAATATTAAGATAGTTCCTAAAATATATGCTGATGGAAGTGTATTAACTTATATCATTATAACTTTTGATAATTTTACTACTAACGATTCCAACCCACAGTTTCGTGACAATATTGTAACGTTTGATATTATATGTCATTTTGACCAATGGCAACTTGAAGACTTTCAGCTTAGACCTTACCGCATTGCTGCCGAACTTGATAGTATGTTTAATAATCAGCACTTAACTGGTATAGGCACTTTCCAATTTTTAGGAGCTAGTCAAATTATATTAACTGATGAATTTGCTGGCTTAGCAGTAGCGTATAGAGCAGTTCACGGTGGCGAAGATAAAAATTATAATAAAGATGAACGAATGTTGTTGAATCCGGCAGATGAAGAGCAGTTTATAAAAGAATTTAACGAGATGTATAACAAGAAATAATGGATATTCGTTTATTACTTATGACTGGTGGGGACATCCCCATCCCTAGTTTAACTGCCGCAATTCATCAGCCTACCATTCGTGAGATAGCAATGATTGGGGAGAAAGATTTTTTCATTGGGGCGCAATTATTGTGTGTTGATAAAAATTTTTACATTCAGGACAAAAATACGCTATCTCAAACAAACAATTTTCAAATATTTATGACGGTGTTATCTGATAAAAACGAAGTTTCTAAAAAGATAGCAACGTTGCAAGTTTTAACATTATTATTTCCAAAATATAAAGTTAATCTTACTCCAAGAACATTATTATTAATCGATGGAGAAAATTCAATTGTTATAGACGAAAATAATTTTGAAGACTTACAAACAATTTTACGTTCGGTGTTTTGTTTAGATAAAAGTTCACAAGACACTTTTAACCCAGCCAATGAAGCCGCTCGTAAAATTGCAGAAAAATTAATGCGTGGACGTCAAAGAGTCGCCGCTCAAAAGGGCGAACTTGACGCCAGTGTTTTAACCCAGTATCTTTCAATTCTTACTGTTGGACTTAATTCAATGTCTTTACAAGATTTAATGAATTTAACTATGTTCCAATTGTATGATTTAATTGAACGATACATGCTATGGACTAATTGGGATTTAGATATTCGCCAGAGATTGGCGGGTGGAAGTCCTGATTCGACTCCAGACAACTGGATGAAAAATATTCATTAAGGAAAAATAAGGAGGAACATATATTATGAAATTTGGGGTGCGCGAAATTTGTAATGTTGTATTAAAAGCAAAGGCAGCTCAAAAAGTAGGAAATAAGATTTTCTATAAGAACGAGCCTGTTCTTTATTTTGATACACTTAAAACATCAAGCATGGAAGGCGCTGCTACCACAGTATACGCTCAGGGCGGACGTGGTAATGCCAGATTAGTTGCTTGGGAAGGTGAAAGAACTGTTACCTTCACTATGGAAGATGCTTTAATCTCTCCCGAAGGATTCATGATTCTTTCTGGCGCTGGATTAATTGAGGCAAGTGAAAACAAGCCTATTTATCAACACATTGTTGAGACTACAGATGATATTGTTGACAATGGCGATGGTACAATGACCATTTATCTTGAAAAACGTCCATTCTTACCAAGAGATGGCAAAGAAAACTTCGCTTATGTTATGCTTATGAAGAATGGTGAAGCTGCTAGCGAGCCATATATTCCAGACCATGTTCTGATTAAAGACGACAATGGTCAGTATGATTATGATGCAATAGCTCCTGAGGAAGATGGTGCTTATGCAGGTAAATATCGTATTGATATTAAAGCTCACGAAGATTTCGTAGTTGGTGAAGATGCAGAAACTAATTATGAATTATCTGAAAATGCTGGCGATGAATTTGCTAACGTTGAGGCTGTTTTAGTTGATTACTATGTAGCAAAACTTGAAGGAGCTAAGCAGATTGAAATTACAGCAGATAAGTTTGGTGGAAACTACTATCTTGAAGCTTCTACTCTGTTCAGAAATCAGGATGGAGTTGACCTTCCTGCAGAGTTTATCATTCCTAACTGTAAGATTCAGTCAAACTTCACATTTACAATGGCTTCATCTGGAGACCCTTCCACATTCACATTCACAATGGATGCTTTCCCTGACTATACAAGATTTGATAAGTCAAAGAAAGTATTAGCTGCTATTCAAATTATTGATACTGCTGGTTCAATGGATATCCACAGAACTCAGACAGACCACGTGGCTGACCACGAAGCTTTATTTGAATAATTTTTAAAAACAAGGGGAGAGTGCAAACTCTCCCCTATTTTTTTATATGGTAAAGAAGGGGGGTTGAAACTTTTGGGTCAAGTACGAAAAGAACCATTAGCTTATATTGAAAAATCTCATAATATTATTGACAGTGCTTATAATACCGCAATTGCTGCATATAAAGCTCAAAAAGAAAAATTTTTACAACAATTACAATGGACTGGTAAAGAAGCTGAACAAGAGTTTTTAACCGAATTAAATAAGCAAATCGCTCAAGAAGCTCAAAATAATAATGAATTATTAATTCAAATTGAACAGGGGTTACAGGCCATTATTTCTGAAATTGAATCTTCGATAGTTAATAATGAGTCGTTACAACCATTAAAAAAAGAGCTATTAAATAAAGCGACTAATAAAACTAAATTTATTAAATATAAAACCACCAGAACAAAACAAGAATTAGATAAATATTTAATAAATATTTTACAAATTAATAAAAATGAAATTTTTTCTACTTTTACAAATGCTTCTGGCTTAGACGTATCAACAGAGAGGACTCAATCTGTAGTTTGAGGAAGTGTGCGTAAAACTTTATATACTTATATTACAACCGGAGAATTTGCAGGGGCTATAAGAGGTTATAAAGAGAGTTTATTGGGAGAATATAAGGAAATAGGTGTAGCTAAAGCATTAGCTGCAATTGTGCAACAAAGTGATAATGTTCGTGTAGAAACCGAACAGGTAGGGTCACTGCCAGATAAAAAAGAACTATCCCCTATTTATGATATTATGACTCATATTGTAAGTAATACTGAATCCATAACTGCTCCGTTAGATGAAATTACAGCACGTATGGATAAAATAAGTAGAAAGTTTAATGGTTCTACAACTGTTTCAGAAGCTATACAAGAATTCGCAGATTATTTTGGCACACAAAGTAAAAGTTGAACTGTTAAATTTGAGGATGATGTTAATATGATGGTACATAAATATAATTTAGAAGTCGCAAATCGTAGTGATTTACAACCAACAGGCGATGAGGCTTATTATTGACATGCTGGTGTATTTAATGCAATGTCTAATTTAATGTCGGTAATTGGTTTACAGCAAACTTTATATTCTACTGGTAACCAAGTTTATTTTACCTCAACATTATTATCACAATTCCAAAGAGCAAATTATGTTTTAGCATTTGCTACAGAAAAAGTTAAAGGCGAGAAAAAATATAAAATAGTTAAACCAACAATTTATTTTAGACATCATACAATGTAATAAAAAAATTTTGCCTTTCTTAAAAAAAACTGGTAAAATTTTCTTGAGCAAAAGGAGAAAAAAAGATGGAAAAAATATTATTTAATGATTTAAATCTTCAAGTAACTACTGAAGAAAGAACCTTTAATATTAATGGTCAAGAAATTACATATAGACCCTATCTACCTATGGAAGAAAAACTTATGTTAGCCGAGGAAATTATTAATCATACCTCAGCAGATGAAGAAACAAGGTTTTATAATCCTGGCAGATTAGAAGTTTATCAAGTAATTTTAACCGTTAAATATTACACAAATATTGATATCGATGAAAATAATTTAATTAATGCTATCGACACATACGATAAAATTATGTTCAACGGCATTTTAGACAAGCTGTTAGAAGATAAAGAATGCGCTGCTGATATGCGTTTTGTATGGTGGGATATTGTAGAAGAAACCATTAATAATATCTACAAATATACAAATTCTGCTCTTGGTATTATCACAGCAGCAAGTCAAGACCTTATTGATACGACAGCTGATATTGAAAAATTAAATGAGGAAATATCTAATCCAAATACCCTTTCAGTATTAAAAGATGTAGTGACTAAATTGGGCTAAAAGCTTTCATTCTATTGGTACAAAATTAATGTATTAATAGAGTAGAATTTAAAAAATTAGTATACCCCTACTCAAACGAGTAGGGGTATTTTTTTGTATAAAGAGAGAAAGGAGTAAATAGAAATGCCATCACAGAATATAGAAGTTGGATTACGATTTACTGCTGATACTTCGCAGGCTAAACGAGAATTAGATGCGTTAAAGAAAAATATTACAGATGTAATAACTAATGCTAAACCCACTGGGAATGAATCATTATTTAAAAATGCCATCAGCGATGCTGAAAAATTTTATGGCGTTTTAAATAAAGCGACAGACCCTAATGGGTCATTAAATTTAAGTCGTTTACGTCTTGGATTAAATGAAGCTGGTTTAGACATAAAAAAAGTAGCAGCCCAATTTTCTAGTTTAGGCCCAGAAGGTGCTAAAGCTTGGCAGCAAATAAACGCTCAAATTCAAAGTGCTAATGCAAATTCTAGCATATTAAGAGGTACTTTAGCTAAATTTGCTCAAGGATTGAAAAATACTACCATGTGGACATTGCAATCTAATGCAATTCATGCGGTTCAATCTGCTTTACAAGGGGCTTATTCATATGCACAAAAATTAAATAAAGGTTTAACAGATATATCTATTGTTAGTAATTTAAATGCAGACCAATTAAGTGAATTTGCAAAAAGCGCTAATGAGGCAGCAAAAGAATTAAGCACTACAACGAATGAATACGTTAAAGGTGCTTTAATTTACTATCAACAGGGTTTAAATGATGAAGAAGTTGCTAAACGTACTGAGACGACAATTAAGATGGCTAATGCTTCTGGCGAATCAGCTGAAACTATTTCATCATATATGACAGCTATTTGGAATAACTTTGATAAAGGTTCTGAAAGCGTTGAATATTATGCTGATGTAATTGCTTTACTCGGTGCTACAACAGCCGCTAGTAATGCTGATATCGCTGAAGGTATGCAGGCATTCGCTGCTACTGCTGAGACAGTAGGTTTAAGTTATGAATATTCAGCTGCAGCTCTGACTACATTAGTAGATAGAACACAACAAAGTGCTTCTAAGATAGGTACTTCATTAAAAACTATATTTGCTCGTTTATCAAGTGTAAGCTTAGGAGATACGCTTGAAGATGGAGTAAATTTAACTAAATATACAAAAGCTCTTGAAAAAGTTGGTGTAGACGTATTAACCGCCACTGGTGATTTAAAAGACATGAACGAAATTTTAGACCAGTTGGGCAGTAAATGGGATTTATTAAATCAGGCACAAAAAGTTGCCGTTGCTCAGACGGTCGGTGGCGTTCGTCAATATAACAATTTAATTTCATTATTAGATAACTATGATTATTTTAAAGAATTAGTTAATAATGCAAAAGAATCTGAAGGATATTTACAAACTCAACAAGAGAAATATGCTAATTCTTGGGAGGGTGCAAATAAACGAGTTAAAGCATCTTGGGAAACATTATATAGCACAATTATAGACGATGATTTCTTTATTAAATTAACTAATACTTTAGCTGATATAGTAAATCTTGTTGCAGAAGCTGTTAAAGGTTTAGGCGGAGTTCCAGGAGTTTTAAGTTTAATTATTGCCGGAATCGCTAAAATAAATCCGCTTGGTTTTGCTCAAGCATTACGTAATATAAAACAAGAATTTACAATGTTGACAGAAGCCGTTTTGAGGATGACGACAACATTAAATTCAACTTTTCAAGGTAATGCGTTTGATGCATGATTAGCATCACTCGGAGCGAGTGGCGAAAAAATAACGTCTATGGGAGACGCCATAGATAGATTAGGGGCATTAAATCAAAAAAGGATGGAGGCTCTTAATAGTGGCAATGTTGAAGAAGCTTCTATTTTAGAGTCACAAATTCTTCGTTTAAAATCATTAACTGATGCTGCTATTAGTGCGCACGAGGCTACTACAACATTAACCGCAGAACTAGGTGAATTGCAGTTGCCCGGGTCTGAACAACATCAAGAGAAATATGATAATGCTTTAGAAACTCTTGGAAATGCTCAATTTGCTAATGATGTAATTACTCGTGCTAGAGCATCAGAAAATCCAGAACAGGCTATCCGCGAAGATATGGCGAAATTACAGGGAATTGCTGTTGAAGGCGGAAAGGATTTATGAGAAAAGTTTTTTGCTTCAGGTAATATTAAAGAAGCTTTAGCTGGCTCTGAAATTGACGAAGAAATTTCCAATCTAGTAAAAAATGCAACACAAGAGGCTATAGATGCAATTGACGCAGCATATGCTGAGGTAGAGCAAAAAGTAGCAACAAACGCAACCCCAGCTGCTCAACAAGTTGGACAAGAGATGCAACTTATAGCAGATGAAAATGGTCAATTAATGATGAATTTTGGCCAACAGGTTGATGGAGTTAGTGGCGAGCTGCGTGATATGGGCGCGGCTGCTGAAGAAGGCAATAGTAAAACGCGTCAAGAAATTGAAGAAACTAAAGCAAAAGTTAAACAATTAGGCGAGGCTGTAGAAGATACTAATTCTAAAGTTGCTAAGACTGCTAAAGAAACTAAATTAGCTAGTGATGGTAATAATAAAAATACTAAAGATTGAGCTAGTGTAGGAACAAGTGCAATATATGCCGCAACCAGTTTAACATCTTTAAGTACATCTTTATCTTCTTTATGAGATAATATTAGGTCTGGGGAAGTAAATATAGCGCAATTAATTTCTAGTATTGCTGGTATAGGAACAACTGGGCTTATGGCGCATGGCGCTTTAGCAAAATTATTACCTTTACTTGGAGGTACGGCTGCCGCAGCCTGGCCAATAGTTGCTGTAATTGCAGCTTTGGTTTCTGCATATAAAATTTTAGATTGAGTTCAACATAGTGAAATTGAAGCCTTACAGAAAGAAAGTGAGGCACAAGCTGAACACGCAAAAGAAGTTCAAGATGCTATTAATAGAACCAAAGAATTAAGTTCTAGCGTTGAAGAATTAGCTGAAGAATATTATACTCTTAAAGATAGCGGGGAATCAACTTATGAAACTCTTGATAGAATGAGAGAACAAGCTAGTGATTTAACTGAACGCTATCGTGAACTTGCTGAAGTTCTTGGTATTGATTTGACTGGCGCTTTAGCTGACTATGAATTAGCTCTGCAAGGCGGAGATGTAGATAGAGCTGAAGAAATTCGTCAACAAATTGAAGCTCAAGTTAATGCGGCTCAAACAGATGCCTCAATGGAGGCTTATGAGGCTGCGTCAAAAGGATTAACCGCTGCTGGAACTGGCACTATTTCTAATGGAAAATATTCTTCTACAAGCGGACTGTTTAAAGGCAGATTTAGTTATGATAATATGAATCTGCAGCAAGCATCTATTGTTCAAAATAATTTAGAAGATTTTATTAAAGAGACCGGTGAGTATGGCGGTAGTTTTACTATAGACGTTGATGCAAATGCACAAAGTATAAAAGCATATTATGATGCATTAGTAGAGACCAAACAAGAACTTGATGATGTTGGGCAAACAGGCGGAAAATTTTATGATTTTATTAGTGATGAAATTGATGCTTTAACGCCTAAAGCCGAGGAATTCGCTGCAATTGCAAAAGAAAGCGCCACAATATTCGCAGAAGATTTTGATGCTAATAATGAAGGCATTAATTCTATGGGCGAATATATAACCAGGCATGATGAACTTTTACAGCAAATTAAAAATGACTATGGTGTTTTATCAGACGAAGAAGCTCAACAAGTATTAAATTTAACTCAATTAATGGGAACTCAGGAAAAATTATTCCAATCTTGGAAAGAAAATTTGCCTGAGGGATTAGTTGATGATGCTGCTAGTTATTATGATAATATTAATGAGGCATATAGAGGTCAATTTGGTGCTACTTTAGATTATCAAGGCGCTGTTACGGAAGATAATCAGTTAGATGAAGAATATTTAAATGCTCAGTTATCAGAACGCGTCGAAGATTGAAGAAAAGAGCAATTTTTAGGCGAAGCAGAAAATCGTGAATTAGATTTAGGTGTTTTACAAAATTATGCTGACCATTTAGCCAGTATTGCTGATGAATCCGATATATTAGCTGATAGTTTAAAAGAAGACTCAGACGCCGCAGCATTAGTTGCTCGTTCTGTTATGAGCATGAATAAAGGCGTTGAAACGCTACAAGATAATTTTGAAGATTGGAATGACATATTATCTAATAGTGCAGAAGATAGCTTAGAATATGCTGAAGCCATGGGCGGAGTAAGAGATGCCCTGGCTGATATGTTTGAAGTTCAAAAAGATTTTATTAGTGAAGATTTCGTCGCTGACCATTTGAAGGAAATTGAGAAAGCCGCAACTGGAGACGAAGAAGCTATTGATGGTTTAAGAAGCGCTTTAGCAGATGATATTGTCGTTAATATTGTTAATCAAAATAACCAATCTTTAGGTCCAGGAGAGTCGTTAATAGATTTATCTTCTGTTCAAGATGAAGTTGCTAACATGAGAGCCTGGTTAGATGCAAATCCGATGGAAGTTGGAACCAGAATATCGCTTGATGATTTCAACGGCGACATGGATGCGTTTATTGATAAATGTAATAGCATTATTTCATCAGCTCATATGACAGCGGACCAAGCCAACGCATTCTTTGATGCAATGGGATTTGAAACGACTTTTGTAACTGAACCTGAGCCTGTTACAAAACACGGGTTTAGCACAATTACAGAATCAAGACAAATAGGAACACGTAGTTTTGCTACTGGAGATGGTGATGATACAATTGAATTACCAACAATTGAAACATTTACATATCCAGGAACTCCATATACATACACTGATTATGTAGATGCAATTGCTATGGAATCCAATGCAGGCAGCGGAGGAGCAAAAGTTCCTAAAATTGAGTCTATGACTAAAAAAGCCGGCGGCGGTATGAACAATGCTTCATCACGTAATGGTGGTGGCGGCGGAGGTAAAAAAGGTGGCGGCGGCAAAGGAGGAGGCGGAGGTGGCTCTAAAAAAGCCAACAAAGCCAAAAAAGCCGAGCGTTACCACGAAATTACTGATAAATTAGACCAGCAGTCTAAAAAGATTAAAGAAATTTCAACTTATGAAGACCGCGCTTATGGGCAAAATCGTCAAAAATATGTTCAAGACCATATTAATGCTTTAAGAACAGAAGCTGACTTATATGGACAGTTAGCCAAAGAAGCAGAAAATTATTTAAAATCTGATAAAAAAGCATTAGAACAATATGGCGCTAAATTTAATGCCGATGGCACTATTAAAAATTATGATGAATGGTATAATAAGTGGGCTGCAAAATATAAAGATGATGAAGAAAAATTATCAGAATTTGAAGAAGCCATTAAAAATTATGAAGAATCTTTAGATAAATATATCGACGCTAAACAAAGCCAATTAGAAAAACTTAATGAAGCTTATGACCTTCAACTTAAAAATATTAATGATACTTTAGAAGAACAAAACGATTTAATTCAAGATAATCTTGATTTATTAGAATATATGTTTGACCGTTTAAATGATGATGGCAGCGATGCGGCTGACGCAATTGCTAATTTAGGTGACCAATTAAACCAATTATCATTTAAAGCAAATCATTATGAAACAGCTATTACAGATTTATTAAAGAACGCTGGGGCTTCAGCTAAAGATATTCAGAATTTCTTAAATGGTAAAGTTTCTATTGATGATTTAGCTAAAAAATTAAAACTAACTCCAGAAGCAATTGATAATTTACGTGAGTATGCTGGTGCTTTATTAGAAATCAATAGCAACATGTATGAGATGCGTGATAACGCCATTGACCAATTAAATAAAGCATTAGATAAATTTGCTGAGGAAGCTGATAAAGCAGCGCGTAAAACTGAATTCTATTCTGGCCATTTGGAACATTTAAAGAACGTAATCGATGTCGTTGGTAAAGACGCTCTTGGTGTTAGCAATGATATTTTAGAAGGTTTATCTGATGCAGCTTTCCAAACCGCATTAAGGGAAATTGAAGTTGCAAGAACCACTTTGGATGAAATAGAGTATGATAGACAAAAATTCGCAGAACAGTTTAAAAACGGTTTAATGACTGAAGATGAATACAACGCCATGATGGATAACCTGAATGACCGTTGGATGAATGCTGTTGAAACTCTAGCACAGAAAGAAGAAGATGCGCTTGAAGCTGCAGAAAACGTATTCCAAACTCATTTAACGAATATTGTTGAAGGTTTTGAGAAAGCAATGAGCGGTCCTTATAAAACGTTAGACCGCTTACAAGATGCTTTTGAAAAACAAAAGAAATTAGATGATTTATATGTTGATGATTATCAGAAAATTCATGATTTAAGTAAACTTGGAAGAGATATCCAAAAGTCAATGGATAATACTGATAATGTTAAGGCGATGGAATATCTCAAAGAACTTCAAGATGAGGTTAATGATGGATTGCGTGATGGCAATCAATTAACTGAATATAATCTTGAATTTTTGGAGAAAAAATATCAGTTACGTTTAGCCGAGATTGCGTTGGAAGAGGCACAAAACGCAAAGAATCAAGTGCGTATGACACGTACTTCTGAAGGCGATTGGAGCTATACATATTATGCTGATGAAGATGCTACGGCAGATGCTCAACAAAATTATGAAGATAAATTATTTGAGCTAGAGCAATTAAATCAAGAATATTCAAAAAATATACAAGATTTAATTATGGATAATATGGCTCAATATCGTGATGAAATTGCTGATTTAAATCTCACGGATGCTGAACGTACTCAGATGCTGCAACAATATTATGAGCAATTACAGCAACAATATGGTGTATTTTTAAATGGCGCATTAGATGACGCTAAGTGGATTGAGGGTGAATTTGGTGTAATTGACCATCATTTAGTTAATGACTGGGATGAAACAACACTTGCTGCAGTTACCAATTTTGAAACATTAGAAGATATGCAAGACTCATTTATGACCGCTTCTAGCGCAATGGTTGATGATTTAAAAGTTACTTATGACCGCTGGGTTAATGATTGGCAAACAGTCCTTAAAACAGCTGGCGATGATGCAACTAATTACGGCAATCAAGTAAAGACCGAATCAGAAAATGTTATTGAATACGGTCAAGACGTTGTTGATGCATATGAACAACAAGTAAAAGACCAAAAGACAAAGGTTTGGGACCCTGCATTAACTAATTTGACTGATTTCTTAACACAATGGAAGAAGAAAATTGACGACCAAATTGCTAAGAATGTTGAATTAGTTAATTCTATTGACAGTTTAATTGCTAAATATGGTCAATTAGCTACGGCCGCAGAATCAGCTGCAGCTAAAGCAACCCAAGCCGCTGCAAAAGCTCAAGCAGCTGCTCAATCAGCGGCAAATGCCGCAAGTAGCGCAGCCAATAGCGCTGGAAGTGCGGCTGGTAGTGCTGGTAGAGCTAATAATAGCGCTGGTAATGTTCATAAACCAGGCGCACGACAAGATAAGTCTGGTGGTGGATTGGGCACAAGCGCATTAATGCAATTTGCTACTGGTGGTTATACTGGTGAATGGGGTAATGAGGGTAGAATCGCTATGTTAGATGAAAAAGAACTTGTTCTTAATAAAACTGACACAGCTAATATTCTTAACACCGTTGAAGCAGTTCGTGATATTGCTTCACAATTATCCGTCAACGCAAGTATATCCGCTGCTGGACTTGGCGAATTAGCTAGTGCTGGTATTGCTGCTGGTACTCAATTCGAACAAGTAGTTAATATTACAGCAGAATTTCCAAATGCAGTTTATCACGATGAAATTAAAGAAGCATTTGATAACTTACTTGGTAGAACTGCGCAATACTTATTACGCAAATAAAATAAAGGGGAGAGTTAATCTCCCCTCTTTTTTTTATGGCCTGATTCCTATAATTTATACTATTTGCTTTTGATATAAAATTAGAGGAGAATATTAAGAGGAAAAGGAGGAAAAACTATGGCACAAAGACCTAAGGTTGGAATAACAGACCCTGGATATAATAGTCTTATTACAGACGAAAATCCAAGCAAGCCTAAGATATTAAAGCCTGTGCGAAAAGAAACACCAGATTATGTTGAATCTCTTTTGCAGGCAATCGATACCACTGTTACAACCAGGATTCAACAAGCGCAATTAGATAAGACGGTTTTATGCACTATCTTAGAGTCTGATTGAACTAATGTTGAAGCCGGTGAGTACTATGTCTCAGAAGGCGATGCCAAATATCTCGTTAAGGGCGAAGAGAATGCTTATCGCACTGGCGAAAGAGTTTGGGTTTTAATTCCGTGTGGTGACTATAATAACCAAAAAACGATTATTAGCCGACAAGTTGGGGATGTCGGAGATTCTTTTGTATACATTTCTCCTTTAGAAAACTTTGTAAGACTTACAGAAGATATAGTTCCGAATACCAGCAAGGGTAGATATAGTTTAAAAACTAATAACTTTACTAAAGTTTATAAATTAGACAATCAAGGCAAACCAACTAGTGAAGTTATTGATGTAGATAAAAATGATAGTATATTAATAGCGTCTCTCGATATGACAAAAGCAAATGCTGTAGATATCGATGGATTTGGCGCATTTGGCGTATCTGCAAAATTTAAAACAGATATTGCTGGATTAGAAATAATGCGTGGTAATTATGGATTACATTTAGTAGTTACTAGCGTAAAAGAAGAATTGGTTGGTACTGATAACGGCGCTCAGAAAAGAGAACATGACGAAGCCGTTGACCACTTATATTTACAATGTGATGATATGTGGGGTAATCCTTACGGATATGATATGTTTTTTGAACAAAGTAAAATGTTCGAAATTAATGACCCCGGCAGAACAAAAATTAAAAAAATAGATGTTTATTTTTTCCAGACTTATGATGAGCATGATGAAAGAAATATTGTAAGCAACGTTGATGCTATGCAAAGCGGTAAGTTCGTTGATATTAATCAAAGAGATATCGACCCTGCCCCATTAGAAGATAATTTATTTGTACAAGAATTATCTATTTACTTTGGGCACACTGCTGATAACTTAAATACGGGTGCTTATTTATATAGTCAAAATAGCCCTAATTTTATTATTAAAGACGGGAATCCTGCAGATATTAATGATAAAACATTAGTTGCCAAGTTTATTCATACTGATAAGGCTGGAAAACATTATGTATTAAATAGTTTAGGTAATAATTCTATATACCAACAACTATTGGATACTGGGTCTATCCCAGATGAATTCACAGTGCGCTGGTATGCTTATAATCCATTAAGCACAGAAAATGATTTACGTGCTGGGTCTGGCTGGGAAGATATTACTGATAAAGGCGGCGCCGGTAAGGTAGTACGAATTGATAAGTACGGTACATATAAAATAGTTAGTAAATCTGGTGCTGCATACACAGATACCAATCGCACCTATAGGTTAAACGATGCTGATGCGGGATATGAAAAATTTAAAGTCGCATATATTCTTTTTGATAGTGGAATAGATGGTAAGACGGCCCCAACAGAAGAAAGTGTTGGATGGGCTAATGCGGCGATTGCAAATATTGGCAAGACATATAGCGAAGAAGACCAAGCAAAAGCTCAGCAGATATTAGATGATTATGATGCCTTTAGCAAGGAACAACGCTATTGGAGTATTGATTTAACCTTTAGAAATGGCGATGACCAAACCTGGGGTTCATTAGATGCGTTAAATTCTTTAAGGTTAGAATTTGATGATAATGGTTATAATGGAAATTATTTAATTTATAATACAGCGGTTTCTGGGCAAGCGAAAATGTTAAATTCAAGTGATGCCCATGTGAAACGTAAACTTATTGGATATTTCAAAAGTTATATTACGGGTGAGACTGATTTAACAAGGAACACCATTCGTTGGTATATTCCAAAGAGTAATACAATGATTTCTGAGCCAGATTGAAAAGATGAGCTTTTTACTGGATATAAATTTGAGTCACAAGAAGGTACGTACACATACGTTAATCAAAACCCGGCTCTTAGATGGGAGCCATTAAATGGCAAGAAAGCCACTTATAATATTGCTGATAAAGCGTGGGTTCTTGGTAAGCCAGGCGCTCGACCTAGCACAGATATGGACTCTGTAGCCACTTGGGATAAATATTATATTTTTGAATCAGTTATTGATACGTCTAAAACCAATGGTTTGCAAGATTTAAAAGATGGTAAAGTAACTATACAATATCGAGTTAAAGAATATTGGAATCAACACTTTACCAATAATACAATCATGTGTAAGATTATACGTGATGGTAAATTATATGAAAAATCTGCTGATTTGCGCTTTGGTGCTCATGGCGTTAATGGTACTGAGTATTCGTTAATTGTTGAATTAGGTGATGAGTATACAGCTGATGGTAAGTTGGTGGCTGAAAAGGTGCCTGCTTGGACTTGGACTCATCCATTAACTAATTATATTGAATTAAATGCTCAATTATATGATGAACGTAATAAAGAATTAAATAATGTTAATTATCAATGAGAAATTGAACCATTTATTAATGATGGCAAATTAACATATATTGATACTGACGTTGATGATTATGCTAAAAATTATTTAGTAACAGAAACTAATAGCTCAACCAGTAATATTTTTAAAATAATAGAAAATACTAATCATTTAACACGTAATTCTGGTCTTGGGTCTGTATCTGTAGGTCGTATGGCTGGTGCATATATAAAATGTACTGCAACATATCAAAACAGTCAATATATGCAATATTTATTAGTACCCATGCGTCGTAGTGATAATTATATTGGATGTGTTGGTGCAACAAATGTAACTTATACATATTCAAATACTATACCTGTTGTTTCTAGTAAAGATAAATATCAGGTATTAACCACAGATTATAATATTATATTGCCTAAACATACCATAGCTATTTATGAATCAGAATTTGCGAGCAGTATTGCTCGAGAGATAGGTAATGGTAATAAAACAGTATATTCTGATTTACCATATTTATCAAATTTAAAACCAGCGGATGCAGATAAACCTGCAACATTAGTTTTACCTCCAATATATTATGCCGATATGAATTATAAAATGGCGGTAAAAATGATAGTAGAAGAAACCGACGCAAATGGAGATAAAAATAATAATTTAGTATGAATACAACCAATTCTTATTACTAGAGACGTATTTACTAATACTTTCCTTAATCAATGAGACGGCTCGCTCCAAATAGACACTAAAGCAAATCGTATCGCTTCGGCGGCCGTATTTGCCGGTAAAAAAGAATCTGATAATAGTTTTACTGGTGTGATTATGGGGGAGCTGCAAGGTGAAAAAGCAAATCCAAATGAAATTGGCTATGGAATTTATGGCAGACATAACGGCAATCATACTTTTGGATTGAATACTGACGGTACCGCTTATTTAGGTGATAGTTCTCATGCGCAGTTATTGTTTAAAGTTGGTACGAATAAAACTAAAACTAATGGCACAGCATGGGAAAGTACTATACAAAATGATGGATATAAGACAGAAGGTAGTAGCGCAAAAGGAATGAAATTAGATTTTCTTGGGAACACTTCAAGAAACGGAGATGGCGAAACTGCTTTTAGTGCTCCATATATTGATATTATTAGTCCTGGTAGTGATAATACAATAAATCGTGCAACGCTTAGTGCGAAGCCCGCTAATCTATTAGATTTAAGTGCTAACGGGCAAACTTTAATGCACGTCGGCACTGGTAGTTATTATTTACAAACTGGTAATTATGCCGAAGGCAGCGCTGGTACGAAGATTGATTTAAAGAGCGGGAGTTTTAAAGCTTTTAATGGAGGCGCGACAGGTGCATTATTAATTTCATCTACTGGATATAAAAATGATAATGGCGGATATAAAGTAAATGGTAATGCGCCAGGAGGCAGCGGTTGAGTATTATACTCTCATCAAAACTTTGGAGTAGATACAACTGGTAAATTATTTGCTACTGGAGGAGATTTTGCTGGTAAAATAGTTTCTACTGAAGGCGAAATTGGTGGTTGAACCATTACAGCTCATACTTTGCGCAGCGGAGCTACTAATAGCACGAGCGATGGTGCTGTAACAATTGCAAATGCAGATTTTAGTAGGTCAATTAATGGAACTAGTAGAACTGAATTAAGATTAGCTATTGGTGGTAAATTTGCTGTTAAAAAAGACGGAACTTTATATGCCTCTGGCGGTCATTTTAATGGAACTATTAGCGGTGGTTCAATCACTATTGGAAGTAAATTTAGTGTTGATAGTAATGGTAATTTGAAGGCAACCGATGCAGACCTTACGTCAGTTAGTGCTACTGGAGGTACTTTTAAAAATATTACTGTAAGTGGTACATCAAAGATTAATTCTGCCACTTTAAATACGTGCTCTATCGGCAGTTATTTATCTGTTGAGAGCACGCATTACACAGGCCAGTCTCGTGAAATTGTTGCAGTAGAATCTGTTGGTATAAAAACGGCTTGAGTTAATGGGTCTGCTATTACTTCATTACATGGTGGAAGTGTTCCAAATAAATTTACAGTATATAATACTGAAGGTACTAAAGAAATTGGATATGTGAATATTTATCCACTTAAAGAATTAAATGTGCATGAAAAAGTGGTAATTGGAGTTACGGGTAAGAAAAAAACTCATAAATTTAGTTATTTAGGAACTGTAGGGTCTAACTCATCTGCGGATTTTTCATATGATATCAATGATTAAAGGAGAATTTTATGTTAATATTCAAGGCCACAAATGAACAAATATATCAAATTTTTAATAATATTCAGCAATATTTAATAAACCCTAAACTAAATATTGTTTTACCTCTTAAACCAAATTTTTACCTTTTAAAAAATTATAAAACCTTTACAACGTTAGCAGAAGAAATTGAAACAATGCGCGTTGCAATTGGTCAAAAATATGGCACATTACAAGAGGACGGAACTTATTTTGTTGAAGGAGATAATTTTCCTATAGCACAACAAGAATTGCAAGAACTTGGAAAAATCGAGCAATCTGTTGAAATATATACAGTATCTTTGGACGACCTTAAAGATATTGAATTAACTACTAAACAAATGGAGGCTCTTCTATTTATGATAGAAGACGAGGAAGAGAAAAAGGAGAACTAAAAATGACAAAAGCACAGTACGATGTATTAACACAAATTTTTAATGCATTACAAGCTATTGATACTAAGGGCCAGAATACAATTATTATGGCCGATGTTTTAAGAGCTCTGCAGCAACTTATGGCTTCAGTAAATGTGAATGCTACCGCTGAAGAGCGTGAACCTCAAGAAGAGGAATAAAAACAAAAGGAGGAAAAGGTATGGCTAAATTGTACCCCCCAAATATAGAAGGGTCAATTCCAGCCTTTTACGGAACTGTTTTAACAGTTCCTTTCTCTATGAATCGGTCCGTTGGACGACAAGAAGTTAGCGGAATTACTCTGAAGGTTAAAACTATTCAGAGTAATTCCTTTTTATTTGAAATTGACAACGGAGTAATTAGATGGGGCGGCACTAACCCATCTGTTATTTTTGATTTATCAAAATACATAGAGAAATTAAACGCTGGACAATTTTATAAAATACAAATCGCTTATATAGATACATATGGCGTAATTGGGTATTATTCTACTGTTGGTGTGGTTAAATATACCGATAAGCCAAGTATAACCATTGAAGGTTTAGATACTTTAAAAATTAATAACTTTAACCACAGTTTTGTGGGTACTTACATGCCCGGTCCTGATGACCCAACAGAAAAAGAATATTCTTATCGTTTCGTTATTACCGATAGTGCCGATAATATTGTAGAAGATTCTGGTACATGCGTTCATCGTTCTGATAATGACGTAACTGCTAATCAATCTTCTGACCAATGAGAATGTTTAAATGATTTGAATGATAGTGGTATTCATTATATTCAATATATCGTGAATACTGTTAATAATATACAATTAAAAACCTATAAATATAAAATTTTAGCGAGAAATAATGCTGCGATGGACATCCCTATTACTTTAACTGCTTCATTAGATTATGACAATGGGTATGTAGCACTTGAAGCGCAAAATAATCCGCCAACAGCAACATTACCGCTTACTGGTGGTTTTGTATTAACTCGTTTAGACACATCTGACCCAGGTCATTGGGTAGAAATTCAACGTCAAAATTTACAATCAGTTTTACCAAGCGATATTAACTTTAAAGACTTTACTATTGAACAAGGTAAAACTTATATTTATGGTTTACAACAATATAATGATAATGGATTATATTCAGAGCGTATTACCAGCAATTCTATTTATGCAGATTTTGAACATGCGTTCTTATTTGATGGGACTCGCCAATTAAAAATAGAATATAATCCTAAAGTTTCGAGTTTTAAAATTGATGTATTAGAAAGTAAACTTGATACTATTGGAAGTCAGTTCCCATTTATTTTTAGAAATGGGGCTGTATATTACAAAGAATTTCCAATTAGCGGATTAATTTCCTATTGGTCAGATGACGAAGAATTATTTATGACTAAGGGAGAAATGCGTTTATTAACTGATAAGCAACATAGAACTCAAACCGAAGCAGTAGATTTAAATTATGTAAGTTCTACACAAAGCCACCCAGAACCAAATGCTTGGGAGGCAACAGAAACCGTGCCGCATATTCCTAATAAGAGTTTATTAAATTATAACATTGCGGCTGAACGTTGGTTTAAGTTAACTGTATTAGATTGGTTAAATAATGGCAAGCCTAAATTATTCCGTTCGCCGGCAGAGGGCAATTATATTGTGCGTTTATTAAATACTTCATTAAGCCCTAATGATACTGTCGGTCGTATGTTACATACATTCAACTCTCAGGCTTATGAGGTTGAGAAATATAGCTATGAAAAATTAAAAGAGTATGGCTTAACGCAGAAAAAAGACTTTATTGCTACAGTACCTAAATGGAGCACTGTTGGAATATCTGATTTTTATAAGCGTGATGATGATGATAATCTTATATTAGATGAAAATAATCAACCCATTATTGACACAGAAGCTATTACTGGTAACTGGTTAAAGAAATTAAAGAATAGCGCAAGTGGTTGTAGTGAGGTTAATTTAACTGATTTTGTGCCTGGCACTATGGTTGAAATTAAGTTAGCCACAAATCCTCTTCCAACATATATTCGAATTGGGTCTACTGGTAATTATCATTTTGTAACTGAGGATATTATTACATCAATTACATATCCTGAAACAATTGAAACCCCAAATGGAATAATAAATAATATAGAGATGTGGCGTAATACTAATGCGAATATTATATTCTCATATAATGAGCCAATTGAAAATATATTTGCGTTGATTGAAGATTCTATTGTCGATGAGGCACAAGTAACACAAATCTATGGCCAGTATATTGATACTGAATATGTGGATGGTAAACCCGAGTATAAATACTTTAATCTTATGTGGGCATTACAAGACTATTTGCCAAGTGCCAGTAGAGCAGATACCGATTTATTTAAGAGAAGTATTTGGAAGTTATTAGAATTACGTTTTGATAAACGTGAAATGGAACCATTATATTTTGATGTTAAACAATATTTTTGGAATATGGTAAATCTTCCAGGCGTAAATAAATCAGAATATACTAAAGACACATTTTTTGAACTAGTAGAAGCTAGATGAGAAGAGAGTGAATTAAGTACTGTAGATAATTTTATTAGCGGTAATTCGGCCGGAGGTACTAGCGTTGAACATAAATATCCCGTATTAAGTGATATAATGTATAATTATTTATATTTAGATAGGGATTTAAAACAACGTATTGCAGCTGGTGGTACTAATTTGAATTCCGCCGTTCTTTATAAAATTACTTTAATGGTGCACCCAGGCAGTATAAATAAACAATTATATTTTGAGGAAGATGAAAGGTTACATAAAATTACTGACGTTTATGTAGATGGTAATACAACTGAAGTAATTCTTCCCGAAAATTATTCTACAAAAGTTTATATTGACATAGGCGCTGCTGATTTTGGTAGAAATGCTTATAACTATGATGAGTGGGATACAATGGTTGAACGTTATAAAACTGAGGATAAAGCTAGCCCACAATATGGGTCTGCGGCTGATGATAACGTACAAATTTTAGATTTAGAAGATACTGATGAAATTATTATTAAACAGGCTTTCCCAGAGCACGATTTCTTTACTGGCGTTGGTGTAACAACTACGGCGGTATATATGTTAAAAACATCAATTTATAATTTAGAAACAACTGAAGGCACAAAATCATATAAAAAGAAACAGAACTGGGAAAAGAAAGTTGATGAATACGCTGCGAATATTGCCAGCACGGGTGAATCTTTAAACCCTAGCGAGGATGAGGTTGAGCAGGCATATCAAGAATTTTTAACAACTCTTGACGCAGAATTAACAGAGTGGTTAATAGACAATGGCCGCCTCTAATCCTTTATTAGATACAGAGTTTCTTAAAAAACTCTATTCCTTCCGTCATAGGGAGGTATTTGCTAGGGTAACTGCGTTAACATTCGATGAGCGCCCAATAGAGTGTGTAGAAGGTCGTGTTACTGGAGGTTCTGTCAATGTAGACGGAACTTCTAGTATGCGTCGTTCTTGCTCATTGAGTATGGTAGCGCAAGATGTTAATATTAATGATTACTATTGGGGATTAAATAATAAATTTAAATTAGAAATTGGCCTTACGTTGCCAGAGATGATAAAAAATTATGAATATTGGGATGATGATGTAAACAGATATATTTATCCTTATAAAAATTATCCTGATATTATTTGATTCCCTATGGGTTTATATTTATTTACTAATTTTAGTGTATCTTATACAACTAATAATTATACAATTTCATTACAGGGAAAAGATAAGATGTGCTTATTGAATGGCCAAGTTAATGGGTCATTCTTTGCATCTATCACTTTTGATACCGAAGAGTACTACGACGTAGCCAATGGCAACACTACAATCACGAAATTACCCGTTAAATATATTATTAAAGAGGCCGTGCATGAATATGCCGGTGAACCCTTTGGTAATATTATGGTAAATGATTTAGATGATTTAGGGTTGGAGTTATTAAAATATGTTGGTGGTGCACCGATGTATTTATTTATTGATGCTGTTACTAGTGAGGTAATTAATGCGCAAATGGCGCCAAGCGTCGATGGTAAAATGAAGCTTAAACCAGTTAATGAAGATACTATAATTATGATTGAAGACCTGAGTGAAGATGCTAATGCAAAATATAAATTAGATACAAGAACTCAACGTCAAGGATATGGTAATGATACTTATGTGCCAACAGAATTTTATTCGGTTGATACAAAACCTAATAGTAGCGAAACAACTATTGGCACGCAGGCATTTACTGTAGCTAAAATTAGTTATGGACAAACCTGTGGTTATCGTACTACGGATATTATTTATGCGGGAGATTTAGTTGGTAACGTCGGAGAAAGTTTAACAAGTATTTTAGACAAAATTGTTACAATGCTTGGCGAATTTGAGTATTTTTATGATTTAGAAGGACATTTTGTGTTCCAAAAGAAAATGAATTTCATAGACCATAAATTTAATCCAATAGTATCTAGCGAGGCTGGTAGTGATGATTTATATATGGAAGAAAATACATATGTAGAAAATCAAGCATATACTTCAGCGCATACTTGGGTGTTTGATAATAATGAGTTAGTTACTGCTTTTGCTAATACGCCAGATTTATTAAATATTAAAAATGATTTTTCATTATGAGGTGAACGTAAGTCTGTAAGTGGGGCAAGCTTACCAATACATATGCGTTATGCTATTGGTAAAAAACCGAGTTATTATAAAACTTATGAAGGCATGATTTATTTAACTCAAAAAGAGTATGATAGTTTACCTCATGATGATGATAAAATTAAATTTACTAAAACCGCACCCCCTGCTGGACTAGATGCTAAAAACTGGTGGAGTATTCTTGAATGGGCTAAATATTACGCATATTGTTGTGTATTAAATGAAGGCGGAAATCCTGAGGAAATGTCAGACGAGGAACTTTTAAAATATTATCCTACAGAAGAAATTTATACTTATGGTTCATCTTCTATTGAGTATTTAACTATGAATAATATTATAAATAATTTAGGGTCTAATTATTTTACTACTTGACGCAATGTGCCCGCACAAATTCTTTTATTTAAACAACAAAATAACAGAATACGCGTTGATACTCACTACTTACCGAGTGTGGGATATGGGTGTAACCATTATTATACCGACTTTATGCCGGGACATCCTTTAGGCGTTGGTGGAAGTGACGGATATTATGCGGCATATATTTATAATCCTGCAATCCCAGAGGCAGAGGGCATCTCAGCTGCTGTTGAAGATAGTATTAGTATTAATGATAATAATGTTATAATTTGCGATTGGCGTGAAATTATTTACCAAATGGCTAAAGATTATAGGAAACATAATCACGAAGATGATTTTTATGTGCAGGTACGCAAAAATAACGGCAGAGATTTAAATGGTGAATGGCGTTATCCAAATGGAATCACTAGTTACGAGCCGTTCTATATTGATTTAGAAGGTTTTTGGCGTCAATTATATTGTCCTCCTGGACTTGGTGGTGGTGATATGAAAGATGTTATCATGAAAGACCAAGATTTATATTGGGCAATTGCGTTACCTGATGGTGATTATAACTTAGGTGCGAAAGTAGCTTTAGATGATTTGCCAAGGACCGCAATAGTTCATGCAGTTCGTAAGATGACGTTTGACGCTACAAAATATGTCGGTAAGAATGATGACCCAAGTCAAGATAAATATTATGATGTAAAAACAGTAGACAAATATTTAATTATAAATGACAAATATGATAACGATAAAAAGACCTTAATTTTAACATTTTCTGAAACTACCTCTTATGGAGACTATAGTGAAACCGGGTGGAATCAAGCCGTTACGTCTTCACCAGAAACACTTAATTTTTGGTTTGATATGATGGATAATGGAAGTGATTTAGCTAATCATTATAGTATTCAAACCATAGGGGATAGGGCAAAATCTGTTAATGACAACTCAATAAAAGCCATTTATTTTAGAGAAGTTCCTACAGTTATTTTTACAAATAACATACAAACTCAAGAGCGTAAGTCTGGATATGTATATATGCAGTTAGGCGCTTTTGACACGCATGATTTGTTTGTTGTTAGTACGCAAGGTAAATGTGCGCAAGATGTGTTAGATGAAAATTTATTTAAACATTCATATTGCACAGAAACGGTTTCATTAACCGCTGTACCTATCTATCATTTGGAACCTAATACGAGAATTTATATCCAAGATGATAATAGTAAGGTTAGTGGGGAATATATTGTTTCGCGTATCAGTTTACCATTAACTTATAATGGAACAATGACGATTTCGGCTATTAAAGCCGTTGAAAGAATATATTAAAGGAGGTTTAGTAAATGGATAAAATTTATCAGTGCCGTTATTATGGAACGCATACTGAAACTGGAGAGTTGAGTCCTAAAAATTACCCAGTTGATTTAACGGCAGATATTTTAAAAACTGATTTAATACCTCTTTTTAATAGTGAAGGAATAACTCGTTTAGAGATTCAGGGTGACCAGGGAGCAGCATTTTGGATTGGTATTGACGGCAAACCACCATTAGGCCCGTTATTTTTAGGAATAACGGGCATATACTCCCTTGATTTACAAGCAGACCAAAAATTAACTCATTTTCATATCGGGCCAACAGAAGCAGACTTTGCAAAGAGCCCAAGACTTCGTAATTTAAATATAGTTAATGCGGTAGATAGTGTAGATGAAGGGTATACTATGGATATGGAAAACAATACTCATAGAAATGCATATATCATAGTCACCGTTACATATTAAGGAGGAGAAGGAGCATGAGGCAAATTTATCAATACCGATATTACGGTGAGACATATCAAGGAGGTGCGGACCCCGTTCCTCATAGTCAGAATATGCCGCCTGATTTAACAATGAATGATTTAGCTTCTGGTACTGCTTTCGCAACAAGAATACCTATTTATCAATTAGGTATCCAAGCAATGCCAGGAACTAAAGTTTATATAAATAGCCCAAATGTAGGAAAGCCCATTGTCATAGGTAAGACTGGTATTTTTGAATTAGATTTAAATGACCAATCAGTTATTACATCTATCAGAATAGATAAACAATCATTAAAAACAATGAGAGATATTAATTATGATGATGTTTATTCTAAAAACTCCAGTGCTTATGATGAAAACCCTACAACTGAAGCATATTTATTGATAGATATTATTTATGAGGCAGAGGAGGTGTAAATAGATGGGCTTTTATGGAAATATTAGTAATACAACAAAAGTACAGTTTAGTTTTGACCGAATATTTAGTAGTCGTTCCGCTATGGATGAAGCTGTTAATAATGGTACTGATGCTGTATTTGCGGGCAGATTTGTTTTAGTTTCTTATGATAAAGATATATATCCGTTTCAGGCTTATTATCAAAATCATAATAAAATTTATTCTAATTTAACCGATGCGCAAAGAGAAGAAAATGAAATAGATTTAACACAGTTGGTGCGAGGAACTATTATTCGCGTACCATTGAATTATAATTGTGACAAACTTAATGGTATTGTTACCGACATTAATGATATTGCTTTAGATATTAGTAATTTAAATAAATTTTACGGGCTTGTTGAAGAGTATGAAGTTACTGATGCTAATAACAGAACGCATACATATCAAAGACTTCGTATTTATACAGTCGTAAATAATGGTACTGCTGATGAGCCAAGATATACAAGAGAGGAAGTATTAGAAGAAATTACTGCTCGTCATACTACATATTATTTTATAACTGAAAATAATACTCTTGAGTTAGTCTCTGAGGCAAACACGGATAATCCTTATTTAATTAATTATTTAATAGATACTCGTCAATTTGGTGCTGGTAGAGGATATGATGGAACGGTTTGGCAAAAAATGTATGCCGATGGCAAGCCATATTTTGCAATGGTCGCAGAACTTAATTCAATAGTTCCAACATTAGCGATTACAGCAGATGCGCCGACCGTAATACCAAGAGCGCCGCATTTCGACGTAGATACATCTAATGTATATTATAAATTACACATACAATCAAATCCTGGTTTATGGATAAAGCCAGCGAGATATGATGAAAATATTACTGTTGGTACAGATATATGGAATAAAACAACTGGTCAATCCAGTAAAGAAAGTAAAAACTACCCCTCAGATGTAAGTTGTCATTATCCAAGAAGACAGAATGATGGTTCAATGAAGCCTGAGGATAATGCTCGTCCCGCAGCTATGTATTTTAATAAGGCTGGATTTGATGCAAAATATATTACGTATGCTGGGGATGTCGCAGCAGAAGATGCAGAACATCAACTGAAAAACATTTGAGAATATGACAATCGCACCGGGAAATATCAACCAGAAGATAATATTACAATTGACCTTAACGGCATAAGTGGTCAATTGTATGGTGTAGATGGGTCGGTTAATAGAACGGCGCAGCCAGACACTAATGAAGTTGCTATTATGTTACCTTCTATTGGTGATACAATTGCAAGTGTTTGGGATTTAGTTTATGGCGGAAGAAATGTGCTGGGCAAGGAGGCCACAACACGTAATTTAGATATTAATTGAGAAGATGCGGGGTCAACGCAACATAGACTTGGACTTCGTCTTACTAAAGAAACTGGCCATGGTATTGGGTATGCTCAAGATGAAGTTAATACAATTGCAGGTTCAATTAATACTGTACATGATTTAATTGGTATGATAGTTGTAGATGCAACTAGCGATGATTTTAATTTTAAGAGCGCTGATGCGAGTGAAACTGCAGATGTAGATAAAATATATTGGTATAGTGATGATGAAGTCGGAGAACGATATTATAGAGTTGGTATCGAATATAGTCCGCAATATGATGAAGAAAATGCTTCTAATAATAAAAATCGGTTGCCACATTTTGAGCCAACAGATGTGCACGAGCCAATTCCTGCAGCTTATTTTGATAAATATGGTGAAAATTATCTGTTGGTTAGAAATGCATCAGATTTTAAGAAAAACAAAAAATATTATCAATGGATTAATTCTGAGACAAATCAGCCTACTTTAAGGAGTTCTTTTACTCAAGTAGACGTTCCGCCTGAGGGATACGTAAAGAACACCTATTATTATATGGAGGGCGATGACTATATTTTAGATACAAATGAATTACCAACTGCTGGACGCCAATATTATAAGATACCAGCGACAGCATGGCAGCGTGTTGCGAATGGAGCTAGCATAATTTGATTTGCGGCGAATCGTTTTTATAAATTAGAAATGACAACTCCACAAGATGGAAGTTCACCTGAGCCTACTGGGCAGATTGTATTAGATACAAGTTCATCATGAGTTCCTAACCCTCAAAGTAATAAATACTATGAATTATATCTTATTGAAACCAATGCTCTTGGTAAAGATAGTGTTTATATTAATGTTACTCATAGGGTGCGTAAATTAGATGTGGATGGCCCATATTATACTTATGATGCTGCAAGCCATAGATATAGTAGAGTAACTTCTGATATTTATGAGAATATTTGGAGTAATGATAGCGACACTGGAACTTCTGGGTCTGATGCTCAACATACATTATCTGACATTGAAGGAATTTCATTGCAATTATGGACATTAGGAGATACGCAGCCAATTAGTTTATATGCTCCTGGTACTTATTATTATGTATCTAAGCCAATAGTAACAGAAGATAATAATAATTCATTAATTATTAAAATGAATGGAGAAGATACTCCTGTTATTGGAGATATCATAAAAGATAAGGGTTATATAAAAACAGCAGATAGGACTTATTTTGCTAAAACAAAAGACCCAGAGAAGACAAAATACTCATTTTATATTCCGGGCGAGTATTATTTGCGCGATGCTCAACATGGCGATATTACAGGTGATGATGGGCAAACTTATTTATTAAGTAATGAAAGTTATGGGGCTAATAATGATACTCATTATTATGAAAGATTTAATAAACACGTCATGTTTGATGAGAATAATATTTTCCCCCAATATTTAGAGTGGAACCCTAATATTGATGTACCAGATGGTGTTCAATTATGCTGGTTAAAAGATAAGCAAGTATTTGAAGAGTTAGAAGGATATGCTCGTGATAAAAATACTTTAAATGGTTTACTTCTTGAGACGCATAAATTATTTGGTGCTGATGACACTAGAGATACTGATACAGTGCATGGCGCTATTAATACTTTAAAAGATTTAACCAATAATTTTGCTACGGTTAAGGCCGGTGAAACTGTTGTTATTGACCATTATGGAAGAATGCATAGCGCACCAATTATTGGCGATGATTGGACAAGCATTGTTTTAAATGATAATGTTAATAATCCAAAGGTTACTATTACACACTTAAAGAAAGATGTTGTTAATGAAACTGCTGCAGATACTACTGATTTAAGTACATCAACAGCGGCTGCTGTACATTTACAAGATTTAGCATTTGATGCAATGGGCCATGTTAATGAAGACCATGCGCATACCTATAATTTACCTTATAATTTTGGTAAGATTCAAATTGATAATAATACAACAGATATTATTCAGCCAGATAATACATTTGATACACTAACTCTGACCGGAGATAGTTGGGTACAATTAACTCCTACTCCTGGTACTGATACAGTAGCATTTACTCATATTGGACCGGTTGCGGTAACACATCAGGCAGTATCAAATGATACACCTTCGTTTGGTAGCACATTCACGATTCAAGATTGGACATTTGATACAAAAGGTCATAAAACAAGTGGTGGCACCCACACAGTAAAGATTCCTAAAGGAAGTTATGTAAATACTCCAGCAACTACTGGTGCGACTGGAGTAATTACTGGTTTAGGCTTTACAGATACTAATGGTGCTATTACTTCAACATCTAATTATTTAGGTGCAATTGCATTAGGTAGTTATACAGCACCTACCGGTGGTAATGGTATTAATACTGATACCACATTAGCCGCTGCTATTGCTACATTAGAAAATAGAATTTACACCGAAGAACAGGCGAGAACAAATGCTATTAATGCGTTAGATTATACTAGTCCTGCAGTAGATGGCTCGACCAGCACACAATTTATTACAAGTGTTAGTCAAGAGAATGGCCAAATTAGTGCAACAAAATCCACTGTGCCGACGGCTAGTATTACAACACCTGGTATTGTTCAATTAAGTAATTCGTTAGAATCTATGAGTGAAACAACTGCAGCAACATCAAAAGCTGTGAATGACTTAGCTACTGGCAAAGTTACTGCAAATACTTTACTTGCGCAAGATGTTACAGCTCGTCAATTAGTTACCTATGATAAGAAGGGACTTGTTACTGGTGGTAGTGTGCTAGTTTGGGAC